AACACAACAAACTGGAGGTACAATGACAGTAACTACTCCTACTACAGCAGAAACTTATATAGACGGTACTGCAGGTAACCAGACTATCGTAGAGATTGATCCAAATAAACTTGATGAAGATATAGACATAAAATTTAGAAAGTATGAAGAGTTAGACGCATCTACTCAATTAATAAGTGATGTAGAAAAACAATGGTTTTTATCTAGGTTTGGAGAAGAGGGTCTTACAGTTATGGATAGATTAAAGTATATGACTTTAAAAAATGGTAAACAAGCTTTTGGTTATTACCAAAGAGGTATGGTTACTGTTGCAGAAATGGCACCTACAGGAACTATGTATTGGGAAGCTTTTCGTCGTATATATGATTTACATTTAACACCAGAAGAAAAAAGTGCTATAGAGATGGAGGTTATAGAAAAGCTGCAATCAGAATTCCAATCTGATACTATAGCTCCAGAAATAGATATTCAAACTCGTTTAGCTGAAGAGTTTATGAAGTATAGACTTAATGAAGACGAGTCGGGATTAGGCGCTACAATAAAAAAATTCTTTAAAGAATTACTTTACTACATAAAGAATATGTTAGGGATGAATTCTGAAATAGAAATTTTATTTAGAGATATTAGTAATAGAGATTTTATACTACCGCAAGAAGATGCAGAATTACAGTCTCAAGTACAGACACCTGTACTGCGTGAAAAAACTGGGTTTACAGTAGAACAAGTAGATGAGATTGTAGGAGTTATGAATTACAATTTAAAAAATAAATTACAAGAACAGTATGGAGATAAGTGGTTAGAGGTTATGAAAGACCCTAAGCTTATGAAGTCTGTTTACACTCAGTTAAGGCAGGGCTTTGAAGAAACTGGAACAAGGCTACAAGCATCTGAAAATGAGACACTTAAAAAGATAGGTAATAACTTTGCATTAGTAGCTCAAGAAAATAACTGGAAAGATAAAGTAGATGATTTAAACAATTTAGTTAGTCCCGGTTTTGAAAGCCTAGCAGTTAAAGCTTTAGATAATCAATTTGGAATAAAGTATAAAATAAAGAGAGACGGTAAGGTTGATACAGAAACTGTACCTTTTGTAGAAGAAGCAACTACTGAAGTTGAATCTAATGATGATGTATCTTTAGATGAACAAGTAGCCTTGAATGAAGAGCAGAGCAAAGAGCGTATACACGGAGTCAATTACTATCATAGTTCAACAAAACCTACACTGTCTAAAGATATTAAAATTGAATTAGGATTTATAAAATCTGAAAAAGGAAAGTTCTTAGGCTCGAATAGATATTTACCATTTGATGAGGTATATGCATATCTATCTGTAGCGCTAGCTAATACACCCGGGGGTAATGTATTAAATAGACTAGAACAATTAGCAGAAAAGGGCCACCCAATGGCTAGTGAAGTACTTACAGTGTATGGAAGCTCATCTCCACAATGGCAAAATAAATTTGTTGCGCACTTTAATAAACAAAATATACAGTTTAAAACATTATTATTAGATGATAGTGGAGAAACAAGAACAATTCTTACTAATAGAAATGGATTAAAAAATCAAATTATTAATATATGGAATTCTAATAGACTTGATAGTGCAGTATTCCAAGAAGAGAATGGAGAAAATGATTTAATAGATTTAACTGAAGTAGACAAAATAAGAACAAGTTATGATACATTATTACCTCTTCTAAAAAATCAAGGAGAACTCACAGACCAACAACATAAAGGACAGTACTTAAGAATCATGAAAGATACTTTAGATATGATGGGTATTACTTTTGATAATGTAGTATGGGAAGGAATATTTAATGATGAAACGATAAAAGCAATAGACCTAGAACAATATATGAGAGGTACTAATTCATTTGGAGCCGGAATACTAAGAGCTTTGGAAAGAGGAGTTAGCCCGTATATGGCAGGTAACATGGAATCTGCAGCGCTTAAAAATCTTGCAGAACTAGCAGTAGACTATACAATAGATAATTACATTGCATCATTTATGAGCGGTAATAAAAAACCTATCTATGCAATTAATTTAAATACTTATGATTCTAAAACAACATTAGAGTTAAGCTCTGATGAAACTTATGAGGCTGCTATTTTATCTAGATACAATGATGTATTCTACAGTCCTACAGAAAACCATAGACATTTAATATTAGATTTATTATTTAAGAACCCTGAAGTAAGAGCTAACTTTGCTTTAAGTACATTCGATGTAGTTAAAGAAAAGAATACAGCTAGTAGATCTAATGCATATGATACTATGAGTCAGAAATTATCTGCAATATCTAGATTTGCAATGTTTTATAATAATGGATTTAAGTATGGAGAGTTTAATACTGGTACTAAAGGTGATAAAACTCAGTGGAAATTCTTAAGCTTACCAAAGATAGGCCCTGAAAATACTGCATTAGGCTTATGGAAATCAGGTAAACCTGGATTAGATGGATGGTATGAAACTGGAGTACAGCTTTTAATGCCTGCAGCTTTAGGTGAAATGGCTAGAATAGCTAAGACTAATGACCAAATATCAGGAAATAATCCTATTGCATTATCAGAACAAATACAGAGTGTACACTATAAGAAAAACCCTGGAGACCAACAAGGTAACGGTACTAGATTTGTACAATTCCCACAACTAAATAATCCTAAATATAAAATATTTGATGAAGGAGGGCTTATAAGAAAAGGTGTTAATGCTTCTAGTATGGCTCAGATTGAAGAGCTTAGAATTGGATTAAAGGAAGGGTTATTAAAATACTTACAAGATAATGTTCAACAAACTATAACAGCATTTGCTGAAGCTGGTGCAATTAATGTAAACGGAACTTCTATAACTAATGAATCATTACCTATATCTGCATTACGTGGAGACATAATAAATAATGATATAACTACGGCTATGACTAGATTCGCAGTTAATGATTTAGTATATAAAACTTATATGCAAACTACATTTGGACCTGATTTAGCATACTACAAAACTGATGACACTGGTAATCCTATTATAGAAGCAGGAAAAAGAGCTTATCAATCAATTACTCCTGGGCTAGAACCGGTATGGAATGAGCAAAAACAATTTGGACTTAAGCCTAAGTTCTCTCACACTATTTTAAAAGATATATTTAAAGATGGTGATACAGCAAGGTTCCAAAAAATATTAGAAAATGCAGGTGTAGAAACAAAAGAAGCAAAAAGAATTGCAACAGCTTATACGAAAATTAATAAGACTGATGCACAAGGGTTTACTACATTAGAATTCCATAAACATTTAATGGAATCAGAAGGTACCTGGACACAGGAGCATGAGAATGCTTATGATAAATACTGGACAAAAGGATTGATGGGAGACATTGCCTCTAGAAAGCTATTATTAAATCCTAGGAAAACATATTACTTTGGTGAAAGGCTTGTAACAGATTCTCAAGGAAACAATACAGTAACATTTGAGCAAATAAAGCATTCAACTATCCCACTAATAAGAGAATTTACTGAAATGTTTAAAGGTACTGAAGATCAAGTATCTCTAAATAATTTAAGACAACGTATGGAGGGTACCGGTAGATACAAAGGTTTAGAAACTATTGATATGGCTAACTTTGAGTCTGCTATTAAAGTAGGAGCATCTGGTATAGAGAACATAGATAATCTACAAGGATTAAATGTAGAGATACTAGAGACTAAGAATCTAAGATCTCCTCAAGTAATAGAAACAAAAACAAAAGCACCATTAGACGGAACACAGATGGCAAAACTAATACTATCAAATATTTTAGATAGTTATAATTATAATGTATTTGGAGGTAAGTATAATGGTAAGCAAATAAAAGATCTATATAATGAAATATATGCAGAGCGTATAAAAAGATCTCATGATTCATTAACTAAAGAATTAGGATGGGATACATATCAAAATACTCTTAATCTTACAGATCTAAAAGCTAGAGATAAAGCTCAATTAGATTTCTTATTAAAAGTTAAAGATGTAGCTATAAATAGTTTAGAAGAAAGGGACTTACCAGACAACTACTACTTAGCGATGAAAATAGAAAAGCTAGTAGATGATGTAAATGCTTACGGATTCCAAGCGCCTTTATCATTCCCGCCGTTTGCAAAAAGATTTGAGAGTATCTTATTATCATTGTTTAAAAATAAAGTACTTAAACAAAGATTTAATGGTATGAGTGTTGTTCAGGTAGCAGAGTTTGGTTTTGAACTAGATACGCAACTTGAAATTAAAGCTCATAAAAATGGTGGAGTATATGCTGAAGTAGCATTACCTTATGAATTAGCAGCTAAACTTGGATTAAAACCAGGAGATACTGTAGACTCTAATGTAGACCCACAACTATTTGAAATTATGGGATATAGAATTCCTACTCAAGGTAAAAACTCTATGTTATCTTTGAAGATTACAAAAATTTTACCAGAAAATATGGGGGGTGTAATTATATTACCAGCTGAGATAACTACAATGATGGGTAGTGACTTTGATATTGATAAAATGTATCTTATGTTCCCAGAAATATCTAAAGCTAAAACAAAAATTAATGCATTTAATGCAGAGATATATTCAGGAAAGAAAGAGTTTGATGGAGTATCTGATAAGGCATTAACAAATGCATTGTTTGATATAAGACAGTCTATTATAACATCTAAGAACCATGTTAAGGAGTTAATGGATCCGCTAGATAGTAATACATATACATTAAAACTAGCAGAGTATGAGAAATTAGGAATTGTACCTAACTTATCTGATCTTAATATTAACTCTACAGCTGCTGACATGTACTTAGAAAAGATTAACAAAGATGCGGCTTTACTGATTGGATTATTTTCATTACATTCTACAGGTCACGCAGTAGCACAAGACATGGATGTAAAATTAAAAGATGATTTTGCTGTTAATATTCAGGCTGAGGGGTCGAAGTCACATACAGACTTAAGCAGAATATTAGGATTTAACGGACAGTTTATATCAAGTTATATTTCTGAAAATCAAAACGAAGCATTAGACAATGCTAAGTATCAAAGAATTGGTAGAGCAGGAGTATCAGTGTATAACAATGGAATTGTAGCACTATTAAACAGAATTGGATTTAGTAATGAAGGAGTAGCATTAGATTTTATTAATCAACCTATACTAAGAGAGTTTTTTGCAACAAGAAATTTAGAAGAAGAAAAGACAGACTATGCTATTGCAAAAGACTTAGCTAAAAAGTATGAGATGTTAGATACATTTGAGCTATTAAGAGAACAAACAATACATACTCCTAGCGCAGCTTCTTTAAAGAAAGATTTAGGAGGAACTCTAGCAGATAAAGAATTAGCTAAAAGACAGACGCAGATTTTATCTGATATGTTAAAATATTTACAAGCAGGTAGAGATTTAGCGAAGTTTAATATGATAGTAAGTCCAGAAACACTGAAGAACTTTAGCAGACTTAGTTTTTTAGAGCAATTTAATAATAATGTAGCATATTTAAATAGTGAAGTTTCATCTATTAATATTGGAAACACTACAGGTAGAATTCAAGCATATATAAACTATGGAATTAAAGCAGCGGAATCATTTACAGGACAATTTGTTCCGTTTAATGGCCCGGGCTTTAGCTTATTAAAAACAAATATAGCACAGTTAACTGGACAAAGAGATACTATCTTGAGCGCAGACCTATCTGATGTAATAAATAGCTTTGGATTATTTTATTCATTAACTAAACGTACATCACCATTTGGGGATCTATTATATAATAAAAGAGATGCATTAGAAAAGAAACTATTTAATAAGCCTACATCTCTTCTTAATGATGTAATTAGAATCAAGAAACAATATAATTTACAAAACGACCCTTTCTTAGGTATGCTATATAATTCTGCAGAGAATACAGGAAGAACACAATTTTTACAAACTATAGCATTTAACAATACTACTAAACTAAGTCCAGCACAAAAAAATAAAATAACAGACAGATGGTCTGAACTTCTTATGGACCCGAGAGCAGAAGTAAGAAACTTAGCTCAAGATTTAGTTAGGTACTCTGTACTTACATCAGGATTTATGTTAGGACCTAATTCATTTGTAGACTTAGTTCCAATGTCATACTGGAAGTCTTCAGGATTAACAGATTTCTTTAGAAAAGAAGAGAGAGGTATGGGATATGCTAATTATTTTGATGAAGGCGCAGCAGAACAGATTATAAGAAATATGTTTACAGATCGTAACCTCTTAAAAACTGTAGATAGTAAGAACTTAGTAACTACTGATCCTATGAGAAAGACACTAAGTATGAGTCAGAACGAATACTTTTTACATGAAGATGCAAATAGTAATTTAGTAGTACCGTCAGTAGATCCATTAGTATCTGAGTATGTAAAATATTTTAAATCTTTTAATGAAGGAAAGTTTAGATTATATAAGCATGTAAGAGATTCTAAAACAGGAGCTATATATGAAGAAATACAACCTTTAGGGGAAAGATTTAAATATGTAGAAATGGCAGGAGAAACTTTAATGTTAGAAAGTATACACCCATTAAACAAAGTAGTTAACCCAGCTCCTTCAAAACAACTTAATCCTACAATCACTGAAATTACAGAAGAACAAAACCCTGGAAATACTCAAAGTATCAATGATGTTATGCCACAGTTAACTCCTATAGTTAAAGAGAGTGTATTAGCAGATTTAGATGCAAGATTAGAGACTTGGTTATTGGAACACTTTAATATACCAGTTGAAAAGTATGATAACCTTAAACAAAAATTAGGTATTGATGCTATTGGAGCAGCAGACATGGCAATGAAGACTGTTCAGATACAAAATGATCGAGACAGATATACATTACCTGAAGAAGCAGGACACTTCTATATAGAAATGATGGACCAGTCTCCTCTTAAAACAAGATTATTTGAGCTAGTAGGCCAAACAAAACTTTATCAAGATGTATTAAAAGAATATAAAGATATATATACTACAAACGAGCAGTTCATTAACGAAGCTGCCGGGAAAGTTCTTAGTAGATATATTGTAGGACAGGAATTAGGAATAGAACCTGAGTTTGTTCGTGGATCTGGTCTAATGAATACACTTAGAAACTTATGGGAATCTATTAAACGTTTCTTTAGAGGAGGTAACACAGCTGCAAATGATTTATCTGCACAATTATCTGAAGTACTAGGACCTGCTGCAGTAGCAATTACATCTGGAGTTAATCCGGGGGGACTTAGTATAGAGAATATTGGTGTAAATAAATATTATGCATTGCAACCTCAGAACATTACAGGATTAGCAGCGCAGTTACTTAAAAGAGGATCCGCACTAGCAGCTTCTAAAATTCCATACTTAAAAAACTTTACGCAGAGAGATGCTATGAATCAGCTGATTGGGGAAAGTAATATGATTAGTGCACCAACTGAGCAAGACAACTACTATGTACAAGATGGGGTAAAAATGAATAGAGTAAGTAGGTTACTTGAGATATTCCAGGATCCATTTAATCAACAGGATATGGCAGAAAAAGTAGCTGCAACTAATAGAGGAGAAGGCAATGTGTTTAACACGGCAGATAAAGTACAGAAGTTGTGGGATTTCTTACGAGATGATTTAGGAACAGGTTTACATAATATGATGGAGCAGATTGTACAACAACAAACAGACGATGTTATCTTATCTTCCGTTCCACAAGAGCAAAGAAAATCTTTTGAAAAAGCATTACCTTCATTAAAAGCCTGGGTAGCTGGTAAGATAGACAGTGGAAGTACATTATACTCTGAAGTTAAAATAGCAGATAAATCTGATTTATTAGCAGGGTCTGTAGATATTATAGAAATAACACCGACAGGTAGAAAAATTATACATGACTTTAAAACTAAAATGCGCGGTAAGTTTGGAAATATAGAACAATCTTTACCTTCATTTAAAGGCGCACTTGCGTCTGTACCTAACACTTTACTTAATAAGTATAGATTACAGCTATCTCTTTATAAACATATTATAGAAGAAAAAGGAATAACAATAGATGAATTAAATATAGTACCACTAGAAGCGGATGTAACTATGAACTCAGAAGGGACTATATCATTCTCTAATGTAGGTCTTGCTACATCTAATACTCCGGTAATAAATAAACTAAATAATTTAAAGCCTATATCAAAGAAAGTAATTAAAGGCGCTATTAGTTATATATCTCCTGAATTTGATGCATCTAATAAAAAGATCGAAAAAGAACAAGATACTGTGTTACGTGTATTTGAAAATGCTAAAAATCAAATACAAAGAAAGATTGATTTCTATAAAAAATCTAATAACAAAGAATACTCAGATCAATTACAAGAGTTGTATAATGAATTAGATGAGATAGGAGAAAAAGAAGGACTAATTGTATTTACTAAACGTGCAGTGAGAGATATTAACTCTGCGCATGCAAGATTAAAAGAATTAGTAAGAAATAATGCAGTTACTCCAAAGAATTTAAATCAAATATATCAGTTTGTAAAATCTTATGATAGTTTAGAAGAGATCACATTAATGGCTCCTATGTTAGTAGAGTCTGGTTTTGAAAATATGATTGAAAAATATGTAATGCCTGCTATAGCAAAGAAAAATCTAGTTTATGAAGAGTATAAAGCTCTTGGAAGACCTTTGATAGCAGAAGCTTTAGCTAAATTGAGTACAAATCCTAATGTAACTGTTGATAAACTAGAAGCAGAACTTTTAACTTCAGGTAGAGATATATCTTTTATGGCTAGATGGTTAGATTCTTTAGGAGACTCTACTCAAACTGANTTAGCTACAATGGATAAACTTATTGTATTACAAAGAGGGAAAGTAAACGAGGCTACATATAATCTAATGTACGGAACTAAAACTACAAAAAGTCTTATGAAACTTATGAAAGATCTTGAAAAGTTTCAATTTGATAATGGTGTAAATCTCTACAATAACAGAGAAGTTTATGACTTTATGTTAGAAGTAGGTACTGACGGAAACATGACTGGAAAAGTTGTTACAACACAAGACTCTAGATGGCTTGAATTAAAACAAGAATTTATGGAGACGGAAAACTTTACTAATAGTAAAGAAGATTGGGCATCATTCTATAAAGAGAATAAAGCAGAAGATTATAGAAGTCAGAAGTTTAAAGATATAGCAAACATGGCTAAAGAAGATCCTAGAAGAATGTTTTATGAATTCTATGCGGAGAATTACATGTATGCACAAAAACTTTTACCAACTAAATATAGAAAAGGAGCGCAATTACCGTCATTAAGAGCAACAGCTGCAGAGAAAGTACTAGAGAAAAAAGGATCTTTCCCTTCAAGACTAAAAGATGCAGCTAAAGAGATGTGGACTGAAACATTTACAAAACATGAAGATAATGTTTCTTATGGAGAATATGTAGACTCTGCAGGTAACCCATTAGATTTTGTACCGGTACATTACTCAAGAGCTATAGGTAATCAGGAAGGGCAATTAAGCCCAGCAGATTTATCATACGATTTAGGATCAGGATTAAAAATGTTCTTTACTATGGCAAATAACTTTAAAGAAATGTCAGAAATACTTGATGTACTTGAAGTCGGTAAAGAATTAATAAAAACAAGAAGAGTTACTAAACTATCATCTGGAATGGCTAAGAAAGATCAGATAGGAGAAGTAGTTACTACAGCAGGTGTAGATTCTAGAGCTTATGCTAGATTAAGTGATTACTTTGATATGCAAATATACGGTAAGCGTAAAAAAGATATGGGTGCAGTAACAATTATGGGTAAAGAGATAGATATAGCACAATCATTAGATGCATTTTTACAAGCAGGTAGTTTCCGTGTCTTGGCGCTGAATAAGCACGCCGGTTTATCTAATGCAACGTTCGGGGAAATGATGAGTTTTATTGAAGGGTATGCTAATCAGCATTACGGTGTAGGAAATTACGCAAGAGCTACTGCGATTTATGCAGCAGGTATAGCAGGATTAACTAACGATGTAATGAAAAGACAGCCTTCTTCTAAACTAGGGATGATAAATGAACTGTATGATGTACAACAACATTTTGATGAATATGGAAATAGACTAGAGCATAGAAAGATAGGTTTAAGAGCTAGTGGTTCAGCATTATTCTTTATGATGTCTCTTGGAGAGCATGTAATACAAACTCAAATGGCTGTAGCTTCAATGTTAAATACTAAATTTAAAACTAGTAAAGGAGAAGTTAATTTATATGATGCATACTCAGTAGTAGATGGACGTCTTGAATTAGATCCTGAAGTAGAGGCACAGTTTAGTTCAGAAGATAGAGTATTATTTGCTGAGAAAAATGCAGCAGCTTATCAACGTATCCACGGTATATATAATACTAAAGACAGAAATGCTTTACAGCAATATGCAATGGGAAGATGGGCAATGCAATTCCGTAAATGGTTAAGGCCTGGTATGCTTCGTAGATTCCAAGGTGCTGAAAAATTATTTTACAATAAAGATTCTAAATTTAAAGGACCTGAATACAATGAAAGACTACAATCATTTGTTGAAGGTAATTATGTTACAGCTCTTAAATTTGTAAACAGAATAAAAAAAGAAGTATTTGCTATGAGATTCCAAACTTTACCACAGCAGTGGGAAAAACTAGAAAAGTTTGAGCAGGAAAATATTAGAAGAGCTTTAGGTGAAAGTGCGGGATATATGATACTAGTATTATTAGGAAGCGCAGTCGGATTTGGTTACGATCCAGATGATGAAGAGGGATCAGATAACATGACTGCACTAGATTGGCAAATGCTTTATAATGTAAAAAGAGTACAAGCTGAGATGGGATTCTATACTACTTCATCATTCTTTGAGATCTTAAGAACTCCTGCAGCAAACATGACTACTATTGAAGCATATTATAAATTTATAGAGCAACTTATGAGTGATGGTTCTTCATTAATGTTTGGAGGAGACTATGACAGGTATAAGAGAGATGCAGGAAGGTATAAGAAAGATGATCCAAAAATATTAAAACGATTCCATAATATATTACCAGGTAAAGAGTTATTTACAAAGCCGGAAGATAAACTTTCATGGTTTGATTTAAAATAATTAGATAATGAGTGAAAATTTAGAAAATTTTTTTTATGATCCAGAAGATACTGACTTAGAGATTTTATCACAAACGCAAAGAGATTCTATTAAGAGGCAGTCTATGGAAAATACATATACATTAGTTATAAATAATTATGACTTTGAGATATTTCCTGATCAGCTATTCTGGCTCTTAAGTGATTTTGATAGCTTAACAATTTTTGATGTTTTAATAGAATACTATATAGAAACAGAAGAGTACGAAAAGTGTAGTGCCCTAAAGATCTGCAAAGAAAGAGAAATGCAGTTAAGCCGTGAGAGTAAAAAAAAACGCGGAAAGTTCACTTACACACTGCCTGATGGCGATGAGCCAGACTTACCGACCAGTTAAACTAATCGGTAAATCTGTGTTAATTCCCATCTGTTTCTTAAACTTAACCCTATCAAATAACTCTTGATTGTAACTTACAATGGGCCATACTTCTGAATTGTCTGGTAGCTGTGCGTCTAGTTTTCCTTCCCAGTACGCACGCAGTGACTGTCCTTTATCGAGGACAAACGGAATGGCGCTAGTTCTACTACGATCTTTCATTAAACGAATTTTAGCGGGGTGAGAAAACTCTGAATACTTACCTTTTAAGAATAAATCATAATCCTTCTTAAATTCTTTATTTATAGTAAATACAAACATTATGTACCTACCTCTAAATAAAGAATAAGAAGTTTTAAAATCCTCATGCTTTTCTATTTCCTTTTCTAAGTTATAATAGCGCATATCTCCACTATATTTTGTTAACACAAAAATATCTGGAGACTCTAAATCCCAATCTAACAAACCTGTATCGCCAAGATATACATTTGTTAAATAAGGGTTTAGATTTACACTAGAATAACCTGTTAAAGGTAATAAAAAATCGTAAGATTTAGTTTTCGAAATTTTCTCTGATTCGAGAGATTTTATCATCTGATAATTTGATTTTAATTATGCCATTATTACTATAATACTCCATTGGGAAATCCCAACGGTTGTGGTCTTGATGCCATTTAAACCTGTTTAATAAGTCCTCGAACTCATCAATGGCTATAGATAAGTCAAGATTATCAGGTTCATATACCACACACTCACAAAGTCCAGTCGTTTGAACAACTACAATATATGACTTTATATCATATTCTAGCGGATCTTCACCCAATTCTTTAAGATACCAGTTAATGGCTTCTTTATAAATTGCAATTTGTCTATAGTATCCATAAGAACTATAAGCTCCCATAAAATTATATACAGATTTAGCGGTGGTTTTAAGATCTACTATTGTAACTAACTTATTTTCTTTGTTAAGTATTAAATTATCAATAATGGATTTAATTAAATAAGGATAATCCTTATAAGTCCAAGAAAGTTCCAACTCAGCTTGAGCATTATTCAACTCTGAGGTATTACAAATATTACTTGCTACAGCATGTCCCGCGACACTAGCAGCGCATTGTTCTATTACTGCATAATCTTCCGACGACAAAACTAACTTGCCTCTAGATTTTCTTAAGAACTCTAAGTAATTTGAATTTTCTTCTTTTTCTAGCTTTTTTATAACACCTGCTAGTGGTGTTTTAAAACCTGCTTTTATATAACAAGTTTCGTACAACTCATCTATTGTATTAATAACAAACTCAGCAGGTGTATCTTCTGTGTCGTCATATACTGTAGACTGTATAAATATTTCATTCTCAACTATAGCTTGTATAAAAGAGCCCATCATACCACCAACAACTGGTATGTCTGCTACCATATATCTACTTTCAAATTTATCATTTTCTAATAAATAACAATGTATTGCAGAGCCTAATTCAAATCCTTTACTAGATCTGTTTAGTTCTTTATTTTTATATTTTACAAAATATTGTGGGCTTACTTTTAACGCGCTAAGAGAAGAATGACTTAGGTGATCTATTTTCATTTTTTCTTAATTTTTTTCCTTTTATAAGGAGTTATAATAAATACTAATTTTCTGTCATCTATAGTTGGTACAGGTACAAATTCTATCTCTCCTGTCTGTGGTATTGTAGCGCAATTATCATCGTCTATTAATCCCATCTCTACTATAGTATCTTGGAAACTTTTTATCCATATCCATAGATTGTCTACATCCCATTTAGGTTTGTAGTCTTTTTTAGGTGCACGCCATCTTAGTTCTCCTTTGTACATTCTAATGTCTCCGTGATTTATAACAGTATGTAGTTCTAACTTAATTCTGAGTGGTCCCATTTTTCTAATATCTAAACCATTGGGTATCCACTGTTGGATATATCTATGCATTCTTCTTACAATCAATGCTCTTAGATGGTGGTTCATGCCAGTATATAATCTCTGGCCATTTATCTTCACATACTTTGTGTTCGTTTTCGCAACATGTGTGATAAAGTTTGGTATTTCTATTTTCAGTTGTTTCATAAGCTATTAAAGCGTAAGGGGACGGGCCCCCAGGTACAATGGAGGAAACCTATAGAGGCCCGTTCTTACTAATTATTATTACGCCATCAGACTACTAGCTATTTCAGAATTCTGAGCTAACTCAGTTTCTAATTCACTAATTTGTTGTCTTTTAGCAGACTCGTATTCTTGTAAATCTTCCTTCATTTGTTTATTATCAAATGCAGTATAGTCAGACTCTAAGAATATGTTTTCATTTTCACCGTTGTTTATAGCAACAGGAAAATACTCACATGTTCTCATCTTCGTATTATTGTAATCAGTCGGAACTGCTACAACATTGCGAGGACTTACAAGAACTTCTAGGATTACACCTTCACTGTATCCAAAATCATGAACATACTCCATTGATCCTACATGGAGGCCAGCGGAACAAGTACGTTCAGGATCTGAATCACAATCTTCTCTCGGCATTGTGATAGGCGTACCGCATTTAATTACCATGCCGTGCGCACCACTATGATATGGAGCAAAAGTTAGTGATTGTGTATATTTCGACTCTTGTTCACCTGTATCAGCATCATACTTAAACTGAACCTTCTCCTCACCGGTTTCAGTATCATAAGTCTTTTTAACTTTACAAGCTTTATAAGCCAAGAAATAACCTTTATCTGTAATGGGATGACCATTATGCTCTAAGAAACCATATAGCTGCTTTCTAACAGCTTTATCAGGGTTTAACAGTAGATGCTTCCAGAAATTTACCAAACCGTCTAACGGCACCCCTTCTTCTAACCATTGCATAAGTTTTTTGGCTAGGAAATTCGGAATAGGATCCGTTGTACCTTTAAGATACATTTTATTTCCACCATCAAACTCAAAACGGCCATCCGTTTGGTGCTGAATGCGATTTGCAGGAGTAAGTAAGGTTTTCACTTTCTCCAGTATAGCGTTTCGTTCATCTTGATCTCTTGATACATTAAAGCTTTTAGCAAGTGCTATAACTTGGTCAGCTTCTTTAAATTGTTTAGAGATGTTTTTTGGTAGTCCATCGATAATAACTTGAACGTCGTCTTTACCGATTTTACAGACTAAATATGAATTTATCATTTTACAAATATATTAATTAATTAATTACTTTGAGGCTCTTCCGCCTCTTTCTTTTTTTGTTTTTTAAATTTTACAACAGCTTTACTTTTAAATCTAAGATATTCTCTCATAGCTAAAAACACTTCTTTACTTGGAATAATTTTTTTAGATGTAGAATCATTTTGAGCAAACTCTAAATGTTTTAATAATTCTAAATCTTTAGAATATAGTTCTAACTCGATAAGGTCTTGCACCATTGAATGGTCTGTACAATCACTATCTTGACAAAGTTTACTAAGTTCATATTCATCCGAATGATGTAAATAACGAAAATGTTGATAATTATCTTCATGATTTTCTTTTAACTTCTTCCATTTATAATATAAATCGGAATTAAGTTTTTCAAAGCACGAAAAGAAAAATAACTCATCTGTAGATTCTCTAGTAAGTCTGGCAGTGTGCCAGTTAATTAGAATTCTATGTTTCATTTTGAATAGGTCTTTAATATTTATAAGATTAGTTAGATTTTTATTAAGAGTAGCAGCTACTTTAAGTACTACAACAGGGAAGTCTTTTACCTCTAAAGAGCTTTGAGGATAGCCAGATCCCTCTGGATATAAATTTGCCTGCGCACATATAGCAGCTACATTTTTCAGTAGATTTTCATCTTTTGAATTACCCCATATACATATACCTCCTTTATTAACATAATCTTCTAAATCAGAAATAAAATATTCACTATTACCAAATGCAATTTTATCACGTTGACCATATCTATCTTTAAAATAGACACGTCTCATAAAAGCTTTACCTAATCTTTTACGTCGCTCTGCCTCTGTTTCATAATCACCTAAAGTTTCTTCATCAAAGTCTGTTGCCTCACTCATATCAATATCATCATAAGAAATCATCTGTACATTACCAAACAATTTAGACATACCATCAAAGTCTTTACGTATTGTTTCATCATCACGTACTATCTGATTACTATAACTATCAAATAAATTAGAGTCTTTGTTTATATCTTTTTCTGTTAAAGCATAGTGTCTTCTGATTTGTATAAAACCACCTGGAAAATCATCTTTACTTGTTAGATATAAATCTTTAGTCTTTAAAAACACTTTACGAGTCTCTTCAGATTCCGGATCCACCTGTTGTTGAAAAAGAATAGGAAGATTTATCCAATCATGTACGTCTGGGTGTCTTTTAGTAAGCTTATAACCACCTACATAATTAGAATTAGATTCTCTTGTTACTTTATTAACCGTAAAACCTGTTAACATAGCTCTTCTGTGACTATCATCTAGAGGTGAGCCTGAAAGCTCAACACCATGTAACGAACAGTTTAGATTCTTATTACTTAATTTAGCCATATAAGATTTTACAGCAAATATTGAATCATAACGTCTTCTATATGAATATCCCGCATTATTTTTTAAAGCAGTTGCCTGTTTTAACCAGGTAATGATATTATCAGAAGTTGCTAATTCATGATCACAGTCAGATTTTAAATTTTTCTGTATTTTTAAAACCTTATCTTTTATAGCATTCTTAGTTTTATCTGTATATCTAACAGACTCTCTACTTGGAACTAAATCTAACTCGCCTACATTAAATTTAATAGCACAAGGTATCTGTTCTGAATTCCAGAGAACTTTTTCATCTATTTGAGATTGATTAAGAGGATAACGAACCCTTCCAACCATTAGATGCACATCGTTTAAATCACTATCATCTTGTTGTTTTAATTCGATAGCAATGTCATCATCTTCATAGTCCAGTTCTGCTAACTCTACTGTTCTACCAGTCCCTTCAGTTACATTTATAAACTCTAGGCCTGTAAAATACATTAATTGATTGTTAATTGCTTTTGTAAATCTCTTAATGTCTCTATAAGACATAACATCATCTATTGGTATAATTACTTCAGTAGAATTCAATTCAGTTGTTTCTCCTTCTTTAAGAAGATCCATATGAAATGCATCATTACCTCTATATAACATATAACTAAACATTTTACCGTTATGATTACTTATTATATAAAAAGTATCAGTGTACGAGAAAGGCGACTTAGCACCAATACCAAAACCACCAATTTGATTATTATCATCTCTTTTGGTAGAATTACCAAAGAGAGTATAAATCTCTTCTACTCGTTTTTTACTTAAGCCAACACCAAAGTCTCGGAATAAGAAGGCATTACCTACACCTAATAATATATTCTCTTCTTGAAATTCTATTTGCGGTTTTTTAGAAGAAGGATAAAACCATTTAGGGTCATCCTCATCACCTAGCGGTATGACTTTTTCTATCTTGAGATCTTTCTCTCGATGTGCGTCATAACAGTTAGATGTTACTTCTCTTACAATAGAACCAATAGGATCAGAATATAAGTTAATCAATGAGTCTATTATTATACCCATCGAATCTTCACCAATTTTAAACTTATTGGTTTTAACTTCGCCGATTAATTCATCGACTACGTGTTCACGTTCTAATTTCATATTAATTTATTTATTTTATTTTTACTTTGTTCAGCAGTATGATCTTTTCTAAAATCAGAAATATCTTTGAAACCATTTTTTCTAGTACTAAACCTCTGTAAGAAAATAGGAGTAAATCCATATTTCTTTCTTAAATTATTAGCACCCTTAACACCAGTTAAATCAAAATCGTTTAAGATATATACCTTATTAAATCTTTCATATAACTCACGGGCTACAGTATCTTTAATACTAGTAATCTCATTCTGCAACGCAGCACTAATGAATCCAAGAGTTCTAAGAACCATTACATCTTTTAGTGACTTTGTTATAATTATAAACTCTCCTCTCTCAGGTAGTTGATCCCACCCTTGAAAAATAGTTCTGTTAGTATTACTCATCCATTTATGACCCGTAAGGGATAATGGACGGTAAATCTTCCATGTATATATACTATCTTTATAAAACAAATAACCATATATTGGATCATTGTTCTTATAATAGCCTACTACATTTTCTCCTATAAATACACATTTACAAGAAAATACATTATATAATGTAAGCATAGCTTCATTTATACCGTATTGACTCCAGTAATGTTTATCTATAAAATTTAAAGACTGAGTTTTTACACCTATAGTCTTTTTAGCATCAAACTTCAATTCTTTGATAGCCGTAACAAAACCATCGTACGGCTTTACTACAACATTTTTCTTATTATACATTAAGTCTAATTTGAAATCTTCATTTATTCTAATTAAAGCAGAATAAAAATCACATCCAAATAGGGTTTGAATAAATGTAAATGCATCACCAGTATCTCCGTTACCGAAATCTTTAAATCTCAGAGTACCTTTACGATCAGTAAAGATGGAAAAACTTGGTTTATCATCTTGTCGGAGCGGACTATTCATTACAACTCCAGACTTAAAATCACATCCTAAATAATAGCTAAATAATTGATATTGGCTAATCTTATCTAAAATATGATCCTTAGTTAAAGAAAGTGTTATCTTGTATGGGGATTCCATTGTAAATAGATAAGGGGAGCATTACACTCCCCTATATCTAAAGTTTAACTTACCTAGAAAGGTAAATCAGAACTAGCAGGCTCCGTTACAGCACCATTAGATGGCGCAGTAGATGTTAAAGAAGAAGGGTTTTCAGCTTCGTCTTTCTCCATTTTATCAAAGTTTGTGATATTAAGTTTTGTTTTATCAACACTCATATCTTCTAAGAATGGAACATATTTAGGAATAGAAACATAATTGTTGTAACTGTAAACAGTCTTAACTCTTAATTTCTTACCTACATATGTATTTCCTAATAATGCAATTACTTGCTGGCAAAAGCCTTCAAAGTCTTGTGCATTTACAACAGCTTTGTCTTCTGTTAAGAATTTAGTCATAATATGCTTAACTCTTTTCATTTGAGACTGTGCTTTCTTTTCCCATCCTTCATTGTTTACATCAATAGGCCATTCTAGATGACTTAATGCAGACCCATCAGGCGCAGTAAAAGAAAATTTTAAGAAACTGTTTCCGTTAGAAGCTGTTTCCATACTCACATTTGTCATTTCTGCATTTTCACTAATTCCTAATGGAAATACTTTGGTTGACGAACCTTCTGATTTAACCTTCTGGTTAATTTGATACATACTCATAATTTTAAATTAATTTAATTAAACTTCACTTTTATTCATTATAATACTTGTGCATGGTGTCTTTCACCATTTTTAAATCATTAGGTATTTGGTAATCTTCAAACATCCCAGCAGGTGACTTTGCAGTCGATACACCATCTGTTTGTGTTTGGAAGAAATATTCATTTTTACCTTTACCATCCGATTCAATGTGGGTAAACAAAACCACACTCGACATAGATTCTAATACAATCTTGTCTAACTGTTTTCCAGCTGTCATCACTTTACGATATTGAGCACCCATATCAGTATATCCCTCATCGGAATGTGATAATACAAATACATCAACATCATCAGGTACAACTTGGTTTATGACCGTGAAAATGTCATATATACCGCCTGATAAACTAGCCCATTTCTCAAAACCTTTGATGTGACGTTCTCCCATTACTTTATCGGTCATAACGCGATTAATAGTGTCGATCACAATAGTTTTAATGTGCTTTGCCTTTTCTGGTATAACTTTTAACGTATTTACAATATCTACAAGGCTAGAAGCAGTCGCATAGTTTTTATTTTCTTTACTATAGTTCTTTTTCCATCCTTTAATAGGTAGTGGTTTTTGATCACAGTTTAACCATAAGGTTGATTTTGGGTCGAGATTGCTCCCGCTTGTAGACTTGCCTGATCCAGACTTTCCACAAATGATTACTAAATTTGCCATATTAAAAGGGTAATTTTTTTTGGTTATTAAATTTTTCTAATTCAAACTCTAGATGAGCTATAGCCTTGGTTACACAATCTACAGGAGTATCGTGCTTATGATACGCCCTAATTATATATGTAACAGCGGTCGCGAGATGGTACGGAAGATCAAAGTTGTCACATACTTTACGAGCTTCATATCCATTTTTACCTTTATAATACTCAGGTACTCTCTTGTCTGTCTCTAGGTTATCCAGAGTTGATGTTGCTATGTGCTTTTTCAAGCATTTTTTCTACATTATTTCTACTTTGTGGTCCCATCTTCTATTTTTAATTGGTAATTAACTTCTTTTGGGAAATCAATTACACGGTTATACTTAAGTTCATTTTTCATTTTAGCAATACAAGGCTGACCTTCTCTTACTTTAATAAAATGCCAAAACAAAGCACCAGCTGTAGGCCAGGCTTTAGCTCCATAAGTATCCATACCTAATTGCTCAGGGTTCATAGATACCATTACCAAATCAGAAAACATAAATACAGAATCACCACCAAACAAATCTTTCTTTTTAGGAAACTGTTGAGATGGTTCTGTTACTCTGTCTGCTGACTCGATTTCTCTGTTTAATTGGCTCAAGAATACAAATGATATTTTATGTTGTTTCTTTAATGCATTAGCCATAATCATAAGCTCAACAAGAACTAAACGTTCCATCTCACCTTGCTTACCACGGACTAATATAGTATGATCTAACATAATCATTATACCTCTATCTTTATTAAAGTCTTCAGCTATAAATTTCTCAATAGTATTTTTAATCATTTCCACAGTACCAGGCATTTCTACATAGTAAATAGGTAATTTATTAAACTCTTTTTGAGCGGCTAAAACTTTATAGAATTCAGAATCATAAAGACTAAATCCATCAATACCACTATGTAACTGTCTAGTAGTCATGCTTAACTCATTTGATAACTTTCTACTAACTAATTGACGCGCTAACATCTCGAAGTTAAATGAAAGTACAGCAAAGTTTTCATCAGGATTTAGTTTAAACAGCTCTGTTTCTAGTTGATTGATAATAGCAGTTTTACCACTACCAGACATACCCGCTATAGTATGTATAGTGTTCCACTCTATACCATCCATACTCACATGGTTATATTTAGACCATGGAGTTCTCAAAGACTTAATAAGTCCCTGTCTACGCTGATCAATATACTGCACAGCGTCATGCGTCGCTTTTGCTATACTTTTATAGTATAGGCTTACTTTTTTATTATCCATAATTTAAATTAAATCTTGTCCGTATTTTGCATCTGCTTGTTGTATAGTTGTATTTGTATCTAACAAGCCTTCATATGCATCCCAGGCATTCTTATTTATATAAGTTTCTAGCGCATGCATATACTGCATATTACCACCTCGTTTTCTTATCTGTAATTCTTTACTTAAGCAATCTAAAACATGTTTATGTTTAATAAGATTACCTTTAATAAATCTATCATACTTTTCTTTACATACAATAGCTGATTTAGCAGATAAACTAGAAGGTCGTAATATTCTTAACGAACTACCATTAGATACTTTTAATGGATAGTGGTTAAATAGCTCTGTAAAGTAAGACTCCTCTATACCTATGAGTTCTCTTACTTTATCTCGTGCTATTGTTATACAAGTTAAAGGATTCTTAGGGTCACAGGATAATATATATCCTTGTGCTACTAAGCCTTGTATCTCCTTTTGTGCAAATCCATATAGATTTACATAATTTACAAATAGTTCCGTGTTGTCTTCAAATAATAAAACTAACATAACATACTGAGATGCTGTTAATTTATTTTTTATGAGTCCAGGAACATTGATTTCTATATTCATAGGCAGGCTTTAAAAGTTAACAAATATAAGAAAATTATAGTTTATATACTACTTTTTTCTCGGGTTTTTTCTTCTTTGTATACGTTGTAATAGTGTGTTTTCCAATGACTTGAGTCGTTTTGTACACCACTTTTTGTTCAGCACTTGAGCCGTATACTCTCAAAGCTTTTTCGTATGAATCTTCTTTATATTCCATAATTAAAATATGTATCTAATTGTATTCCACGGTATTATACTGTCGTGAAGTTCTACAAATTGGTTAATATAATTTCTCTTAAGTCCTAATTTATATCTATAGTTTGTACCACCATACTGTGAAGTTTTAGCTTCTTGTAATTTAGGTACCCATAGATGTTTCTCAGTCTCAGGATGATTCTCCATATTCTTCATATGCTTAGATTCATTATGAGTTAGAAAAATAACTTCCGCAAGGACGCAATCTTTATGTTCTACATAATCATTAAGCATATTGAATAAATCTGTATAATCTTGTTTCCAGTTTTTATATAATATAACTGGACTAAAGTTTACATGTACATCGTACCCCGCATCTATAAATGTATTAATAGCTTTTATTCTATCAATTATTTTAGTAGTATGAGGTTCGTGTAAGTCAGACATATGCTGTGGCATTAAACTAAATCTAATCCGTATTTTGTTTAGAGGATTAAACTCTAACAACATAGGGTTTACATATTTAGTAGCAAAACTACCCATAGCCACAGGATGATCTCTGAAGAACTCAAATATTCTTTTCCAGTTATGATGTTTAGCATGAAGAGCAAAGTCTTCGTTACAACTAATATCATAACTAGTCAGAGTAGGATGAGTTTGATTAGGTTTCTCTACCGGTGTAAAGAAAGCGTGATTATTAACAGCAGTCAATATATCATGCTCATTTACAGCAATAGATAATCCTTCAGGTTGATGACGTTTCATATAACAATAAGAACAGTTATATAAACAACCATAACCAAACGAAGGGCTAATAAAATCTGTTGATCTTCCCGAAGGTCTTATTATCATAGACTTTCGCTTAACTTTTGTTAGTTTCATAGTGGGAATATTCCTATATCCATCATTTCATCATAATCATAGTTCGTACTTAAAGCAGTATCAATATTTATTAGCTTTTTACTCCAGCCATAAACATTACCATTATATACTAAACAATGATCAGGTAAAACAGTTCTATTATTAACAAAATCAACACCTTTATCTGTTAGAGTCCAAGTACCTATTTCATCACCGTCTTCAATTAACGACCATTTTTCTGCATATGCATAATCCATGGTTGTTGCTCTTAGTTTAAGTTTAGCAAATTCATTTTGTACATGTATATATTTCTTGTTAACTGCTCCAAGTTTATACATAATAATTAATGCTCGAGCTATACCTGAATTTAATTTACGTTTATATGCTTTTACATATTTATCACAACAAGGACATGTAGCCCCGGTTTTAAAATTATCTCTTAGATATTGTTTTGCTTCGGCTATTGTTTTCATGATTCATCCCTATCTGCATCCATTTGAGCTTCTTGAGCATCTTCTAGACGTTGTTGTTTATATTCATGAGTTTCTTCAGGGTATTCAAATAGATCTTCACATTTACTACATTTATACATAGCGTCTTCTTTTCTAAACTCTAGTTCTGTGTATTCATCCCCACAGCAGGGGCTTACTAAGTTGGGGTCATCATCCGGGGATGCTAACTTCCACTTATCATATTTATCTAATGACATAATATTGATTTTAAAGATTAATAAATTAAAAATAATGAGGACTGGAGCAATTCAGCGCTGCAATGTTATCTGAAATTTAATACGTTCAGCTTTGCTCCAGTCTCATTAACTCAACACTATGACCATCCTGGGCAGAATTTACCCACTTTTCCTCTTGACTTCCTTCAATGTATAGATGAAAAATAAGCGCCTGCTTACCTTCTTCCCATCTTACGGTTCTACCGATACGTTGAATTAAATCTTTGACTTTACTGGTTCCACTGGCTATAATAGCCATTGAAATATCCGGGACATTCATGCCCTCGTTCAAAGCTTTCGCAGTAGAGATCCGTGTTACTTTAGTTCTGTTATCTATAAGCTTGTCTAAGTTAGCAGTTCTTGCTTTCTTACCAATCTTACTATGAAAACTCACACAAGTATCACCTAACTCTTCTGTAACTTTGTCAGCAAAATCTATTGTTTGAGAAAAAATGATTGTTTTCCGTTCAGGATACATATCACATAGTTGTTGAACTGCAGTAACTTTAGCGGAAGCATTATATAATAACTTCTTGCGTTTAGCCATTGCAGCATTACATTGATAAGGGAATGTTTTATTCTCATCATCAATGCTCATACCTTTCTGTTGTAGGAACTTATTGTATATAGCTGGTTTCATACATGCATACATGAGTTTCAGATCTTTATCAAACAAAGTAAACAACCTATTGAAGTTGTTATTTGCATGAGTATATGATCTTTTCTCTATTCCTGATAATTTTAGTGGTATATTGTAAATCTTATATTCACTGATTAATCCTAATTTACTAGCTTCTGCAGTACTTACTTTTGCACAAATAGGTGCTACAGCAGTCAGTAATCTAAGTTTAATTGGGTCTATATAAGCACTTAGTCCTAATATTCTTGGACTATGGTTATTTGCAAAGAAGTTAAAATATTCAGGAGATATATAATTATGTATCTCATCAGCTATTACTAAATCATAATGTTCACCTACATATTTATAGGCTGTCTGTATACACACAGTCTTTACACATGATTCAAATAATAATTGTTCATCCCATTTTTTAAATTCTTCTTTCCACGACCTGTCTCTAATAGTTTGTGTAGGAGTTAATACTAAGATTTTACAATCCATACCCACTCTTTTAGCTATTAAAGCTGCCGCTAGTACACCACATCTGGTTTTACCCACACCTGTAGCATACTGGAGAGTCCCTCTTCCTTTGAAGCGAGACCACCATTTGTTTAGACCGTCACGTTGGACTTGATCTTTAACATCGTTAGCTTTCATAGTTAATAGTTTATTTACTCCATTCTTTAGTTATTGTATAATCTACACCCATTGGGAAATCAGGTATAATGGCTTCACCTGCTTCTCTCATTAGTTTACATTGTATACTTGCCCATTCTTCTGCTACATCATCACGCACTTCCACACCTATTTCATCGTGGACTTGTGTAACCATATATGCAGGAAAATTATGATTTTCTATATAGTCTCTTATCTTGACCATAGAGAGCTTAATCATATCAGCTCCTGTACCTTGTATTGGTGTATTTTTACTTGCACGCTCAATAGCACCGAGTTCCTTAAAATCTTTCTTAGGACTCATACCATTGTGCCAGTTCTCGAACCATCTAATCCTTCTATAAGGTTTAAATGTTCTAATAAATCCATGCTGCTTACCATAATTACCCAGAGTATTTAGAAAGCCTCCAATTTTAGGAAACTCTGTAAAGTACTGATTAATTAAAGCTTCTGCATCATCGACTGGTATTTGTAGAGTGTCAGATAATTTGAATTTACTCATACCATAAGCAAGACCAAAGTTAATAGTCTTGATTGCAGTTCTAAGTTTCTTCTTTTCATCCGCGTCAGCTTCACGCCACTTCTCTTTAAATACCATATCAGCACATATACTGTGAAGATCTGCTTCTTCTTCACGTGCTTTCATCCATACAGGATCTTTAGACCCTGAAGCTATAATTCCTAACTCTTGACCTGAATAATCTACGGAAACTAATGAATATCCATCTCTTGCTTTGAAGCAATTTCTGAATTTATTATCCGCAGGTATATTCTGCATGTTAGGCTTATTATCTGATTTCATACCACTTGATACACGACCAGTGTTTAGTATTTGCCAAAAGCTAGTTCTAACTTTACCATCTTTCATTACATATTTAAGAAAAGATTTACCATAGGTTGAAACAACCTTTTGTTTTTCTTTATAATGTAAGTATTTGGTAACGAATGCTTTACTCTTATGGCGTGATAGTTCAAAAGCATTAACTTTATCTATATCCAAACCATATTCTTTAAATACTTGTAACACCTGTGTAGGACTTGACCACTTAATGTCTATTTTACGAATTTCTTCAGGTTCAATAAACATATCAGTTTGAAATGATTTCTTTATAAACCTGTTGAGGTTTAATGCATAGATCATTTCATCAAGATCACTCTCTAGAACTTTTACGATCTCTTCAGTGTCATCAGCTATTGCTAGCCACGACTCTGAATCAAAACATAATCCGTTATATTCTATATCAGCAAAAGCTAAAGCCGCATTGTTCTCCAAGTGCAGAACCTTCTCAAGGTCTAATTCTTTAACTTTTACTAATTGTAGTATTCTTATGTCTAATAAATGTTCAACGTCTTCAGCACCGTACAGTATCTGTTCAGTGTTAAAGGGGTTACCATCTAGTCCAACAAACTTGTTACGAACCTCTTTGTTCAATTCTTTACCTAAGTATCTCTGTGTCAGTGCATTAAGTGAGTAACCTACTTTAAGTTTACCACAGTTAATTACACCTTCAGCTAACATAGTGTCATATGGATTTTTAATATCCACACCCCACTGAGCTTTTAGAAACTTATAATCAAATTTAATGTTGTGAAATATCTTCACAATATTAGGATTTTCCAGAATTGGAATAAGAGGTTCAATACCAATGTATCTTGTATCAATGACATACTGAACGTCCTTAGTACCGATCTGAAACATCACTACCTTTTTAGAGGTAAAGCATTTGCCAGATGTCTCAGTATCGACGCCAAGTACAGTTTGTTCAGATAAATAAGTTACAGCTTCATCTATACTCACACATTCAAAGACAGGGTCTATGTCTTGGTGTGCACAAATTAGCTTTATCATATCATTTTTCTTCTTTTTGTTGTTCTTTTACTAAATTAATTGTATCTTCAAAACTAGGAGGATTTCCTAATCCATCTTCATCCAGTAGTTCAGGGCCTACTATATTAGTTTCCCACACCTTAACTACAGCGTTTATATAATCGACAGTATACTCCTGATTTGCAAAGTCTATCTTTTGCTTGTCAGAAGCGAATTTCAATTTTAATTTCATCACTTGAATGTCGTCAGCAGTCAAGGTTGAAATCCAGTTCATGTGTCCCATTATTCTTCATTTCCAAAAAGCACTGCCCATATAAGACAACATAGTCCTAATGTCAGCGCTATTACTATTATTTGTAACATAAAATCATTTTATTTAATTAATAACTATGCCTGTAGTCTGATTCTTATGTTATACTATTTCACAGGACCCGCCTGCGCATGCTATTTCTTGGCTTCTTGTTGTATTATCATCTTTTTCTGTGATCTTACGTAAGTCAATAGCTTTCAATGAGTTAATCATTGCATAGTATTTAGATTTCGATATGTTTTCGAATGGTGCTTGTGTGTAGGAACCTCCATCATATGGTAATATACTTAAACCATTGAATGTATCCCTGTTGGTCCACATCCATTCACCTACCTCTTTCCATTCATTTTCTTTAATGGATACAGTAGCTGATACATTGTTAGTATTATCACCTGATCGATGTCCTTGTCTTACCCAGTCAAGATTAAATAGTTTAATCCTTTCTAGTAATTCAAGGGCTGTCTCTTTATGTCGTAAAATGGAATTAGCAGGAGCTTTTTGAGGGATCTCAATCACTGCAGAGTTTGGTATTAGTTTCATATCAGCAACTAGCTCAGGATGAGCTTCGGCCAAATACTTATATAATGACTCATCCTTCGTACATTGCATACGTCTAATATAATAGTCGTTATGCCATGCATGAATTCCTGATGATGTCCCTAATACACAGCTCGTAGTACCTGAAGGTTTGATAGTAGTTACTCTCGATGCTTTATTAACTCCTAATAATTTTGCATAGTTTTCATTGGCATCCATTGCAACTTTCGCCGCCTGGTTCAAATCATACTTCAAAATCGTACCACTTCCTATTCCTGTCATCCCAACACCAATTAAGGCGTCGTTCTCAGTTGTTGTTCTCCATATTGGTCTAAGATAGTGAAAATCGGTAAAACTAGCCTGTAAAGTACCTAGTAGTGTTGCTAATTTTACACGTTGATCAAGATCTTTTTGTGACTCAATATTTGAAACATTAACCTCGGTTAGATTACAAAATTGAAATGGTTTTAGAGCAATTTCACAGCAAGGGTTTGTACCATAGTCACTATTGTTAGTGAAATACATACCTGGTTCACCTGCGTTAGATTCTTTAACTTTTTTCCAAAACTTATTGAATTCAACTTTAGTGATGCGGTGTCTACGAATTACTGCACTGTTGTTAGCCCGTCCTCTTTGAGGATTTAGCTCCCACCAATTTCCATATTTACTTGTAAGCATTTCTTCATCATCCATACTGAATAATGAAATCAATGCTGCTCTCCTAATACCTCCTGCAAGCACAGCGTCAGCGATATAACACACCATATCGTGCACCTCCAGGGGAGTAAGAGATGTTCCTGTCTCTTTTCTGTTTAATAATGTTTCTAAATGAAATAAGCACACCTTAAGTGGCTCAGGACCGGGAGCTTTACCCCCAGCTGTTACTAATCGGGACCCTTTCGGGCGAATGTCAGAGAAGTCAAAAACTGGCTTCGTCTTCCTTATCCCCAGATAGCTTCCGATTAGATGTCTTACAGAATCAGCCCAACCTTCTATTGAATCTCCAATTACATATTTTTGGGTTTTCATAGGTTTAACTATTTCTGGTAAATTTCTTACATGTTTGAATTGTACAGAGTATCCAACACCTGTTCCTCCTAGTAAAAGGAACATGATCTCAGAGAATGCTCTATAATCATCTATTGGTAAATACGCACAGTTATAAATCCTTGATTCTGACTTAGTTATAGCAACTCCCGCGAATTGCATAGCCCTCATCGAAGGTAATAATTTTTTCTGTTTTACCGCTTTCATGGCTTGTTTTATATCCTTTTCCATGTGAGGATGTTTAGTAGTCATCATGTCTCCATAACGATCACATATTTCATTAAATGTTTCTCTTCTACCTAATGATGGTAGGAACTTGGCGTATTTATTAAAGACGACGATGTCGCTCAATATCTGGTTAGATACTTCCATTTTTATTCTTTTTTATATGTTATTAAATGTATTATAGAGTAGCTAGGAGTCGAACCTAAAAACAGAATTCTGTTTCGAGTACCATGCATACTCTCTTTTAAAGCACATTCCAACATTGCCTACTCTACAAATACATTGTATTCTTAAGTAGTGTTGAGTTAATTTAAAAGGGTAGCAAAGATAACTATTTTTAGTTAACCTTACGCCCTCCTAAGTGTAATTTTATTCTTTTATTTACTTCTTTACGACGAAGTTTATACTCCTCATGTGTTTCTCCTTCTTTACGCGAAGGATCCATATCTATATCAAAGAATGCAGAGTCTACATTACCTGATAATGGTTCCGCAATGGGGACACCATAGCTTTTCCACTTGTTTTGTTTCTTTTTTGACATATTTTCTTTTCTTTTTTAATGTTTTTTTACTGATCCACAATGATGGCGGTGGATAAACCTTTTCACGCCAGTCCGATTTTGGTGGAGTTACTATTTCACACTCTTTAGGTGAAATTTCGTCTATTATATGTTGATATTTACTCATGATTCAAGGAATTTAGCTGTTTCTTTACGCTGTTCTTCCCTTATTTTATATAACTTGAGCTCTATCTCAATATTTCTTTTCTGTACTATTAATTTCTGTATTTCAGTCTTATATTTGTGTACATTATCATCTAAATCAAGTAAATTCACTAGTAATTTATCATTCTGTTTACCTTTTACTTCAGTCATGATGATAAGACCTACAAATATTCCGACTGCAAATGTCAGCAAATATAATAACATTTCGCTACTTACTTCCATAATTTTATTCTTTATTAATTAATACTTTATTATATTCAATAAATAATGAATCTCTTTGATAACTATACTCTAGGTATGCTTTATCTAATTCATAATTTATTTGTTCTTGTCTTGGTGTAATATTGTATGAACATGATGATAATAGCACACAAACCACTATAAATAACACCACACGCAACCAACTTACATCACTTAATTTACTATTATCTTTCATTTATTTATTATTTTAATTAAACATTTATCTTATTATAGTATAAGTCTAGTAATAGCGTTAGAGAGTTCCGTGCGCCACATATAGATAACTACATGCTTTTGCCTTAGCTAACAATACTACTACTGACTCATACAGATTCAACTACTAATTCTCACTGAGAAGTCAAATCAGATTTAACACACTACTCATTCACGCCAGCTCTATCAAAGTAATTTTATAGATGCGTAGAATGGACTTTGTTTAAAAATGATTTGTGACCAACTTTACACATACTGTGTGTTTCCACGGCGCTTAACCATTCCGGATTAATTAATGTAGACTTTGACTCGAGTTTTAGCAGTTAAAAATATTAAAAAGAAAGGCTTGGGTATTTTTACTCAGGAGCGACCTGAAACCAACTTTTTACTCCTTTCTTTATATTCAGTCAAATAAGAATCTTTTACCTTGATTATGGTAATATCTAGATTCTCTTGCTGCCATTGTACATGCGAATGACATTATTACTCCAAATATAATAGCAAATAGATTTGTTAATCCATTACCAAGGTCAAATGGACCTAAAATGATTAATACTATAGATATTGGAAATGCTATCATACCGATGTATAATAGAGAGACACATACTGTGTCTGCGAAATGTTTTAAATTATTTTTCATACTTGATTATATGTTTTTATTGTTAAAAAAAAGGAAGAACAAGAGAGTGCATCACACACTCTCAAGTTCATATTCCAGCCAGTTTTATGATAATGAAGGAAGAGCACTAATTATCTCTCCTGTTTCAGTATTTACAGTGACATCTGCGTCTGATTGATAAAGATTATCAGCAGAAACATATTCATCTATTTCAGTATGTGACCAACCATTTTCGTTAGTATACACACCATTTTCATCTCTTGTTGCAGCTTTCAATAATGTTCTACTGAACACATGTTCTACTGCATTTGTTTCAGGGTTCATACCTTTGATAAATCTCCCTGTTGAACCTGCTTTTTTACCTGCTTTCTCAATGTTACTAAGTTCCCAAGCAGTAGCATTTGATTCAAATACCTCGTTGATACATACTCTGAAATACATTTGTAGTCCATTATGTTGTACACTTGGACTAAGCTCTCCAATGAAGATACCAGGTCCAGCAGAACTAGAAGTTCTGATAGATAATTGTGCTATTGCGTTCTTATCTATTTGAGGGAAATATTGAGACACCTCAGCCTCTCCGAAGTTTAACCAGTGTCTTCTACAACCACTTGATGGTGTAAATGCAGGGTTAGAAGCTTGAGCCATTTGTACAAAATTTGTACCTGACGCTCTTGTTACTTTCGTATCAGTTAGTTTGTGTCCAAACTCTACTTGAAATGTTTTAGCACCTGTCTTCTTGTCGTTGTTAATACGAGTTAAAGTGATAGCTGCACATTCATTATCAGGCATACTTGCTACGAATTGATTTACTCTATTTTGATCCATTGTTTCTTTTGTACGGTTTACACATTGTACTCTTCGGTTTTTGGTGTTATCACAACTTTAGCTATATATATAGTAATATACTGTAATAACAATGATTAAAATGTTAGTTAAAATGGTAGGTGTATGAGTATACAGTGTCTAAGAGTATACTTATTTTCGTTAAATCGTTAAGTTCTTTCAGTGTTGAGTTTGTTTACTACACGAATAGGAATATAATTCGTAGTACAGATAGACGAATGATACACATACATACCACTCTTTAGTAAAGGTCATAGATTTAAATAAAAAAATAAAGACAGTAAACTCTTACATTTACTCAGAGGTCGTAATACTGTCCTTATTGTGTTTTACACACACACTCAACACTAGGTTTTTATAAAAGAATAGTCCATCTTACGAGTTCTTATGGGTTACGGACTTACTCCGGATTACTGAACTATTCTTTATGATTAAACTAGCTTACCAAGATTAAGTAAAGGTCTTGGATCTAAATAAAAAAAAGAAACCACTCATCCAAATTTAGCCGTAGTTGCTTAGTCAAGGGATGAGTGGTNTATCATACTGATTAAAGAAGTGTATGATGACTTCTGAACTCTATCTGGCTGGATAGTTAGTTCCCACTACTTCTTCGTAGAAACGTTCCTGAATACGTAGCCTATTCGGCTAATCATATCCTGAACTTGTTGCATTCTCTCTGGAGTATAGTTAATCATCCATGACTGCGTGTCATCGATAATCTCCCCTGTCTCAAGGTTGAATGCTACATTCTTCTCCTGACGACAGAAGAATATCGGCTGGTTGTCTCTCTTACGTGTGTAAGGGCCATCGCAACTGATATACTCTATCCTCTTAACTGTAGAGTCTACAGTAGGAGCTGAAGTAGTGATAGGTTGAATTGTATCTACCATATCTATCTTCAGAAAAGGTGATAGATCTAAATCAATTTCGACGTGGGGGGATTCAATCTTGATTGAAGACCGGGGGGAGTTTTCAATAATGGTCTGCATCTCTAAATACCTCTTAAATAATATTTTTTATAAAAAATTATATTTTATATATTATTTTTGTATATCTTTGCATCTGAATTAAGAGGTATAGTGTTATAACTATAGCTAAAATATAAATGAATGGCACATGAAGATAAAAAAATAGAAGAAGCAATACCGCATGCATGTAATAACTTTTCGGTATCATCTTCTGTAGTGGATAGAACCATAGCAAAGGAATATGTAGATAAACACGGTTTAACAATACACTACCATAAAGAATTAAGAGACGGAACTCCAAGAAGAGTATGGGATATACATGACCCTTCTGGGCATATGGCTGGTAGATTATATACAGCAGTTGCAGGATATGGTCTTAAAAATAGAGAACCGTGGAAAGATGAATTTGATTTCGCGGAATTTTTTGTAAACAGAGATAGGTGGGATGATAAGGAGCTTATAGCACCAGATACTAAACACTTCAATAATATCGCGGGTTAGAGTAATGGTAACTCGACGGTTTCATTAGCCGAAGCTGAAGGTTCGATTCCTTCACCCGCTACTAAATTTAATAAATAAAGAATAATGGCAATAACTAATAATACGAAACTTATAGGAGCAATAAAAAATCAACATGTTTCAACATCCCCAGGANNTGGTTGTGGNGCAATACTCGTCCCAGCGGGACATCCATTACCGGCAGGAGATTATGTAATGATTAAACCATGGACAAGTTCTGGAAGTACAGTACTAAGCAATATTGTATGGAAAGGAGAACCTTGGGCAGATGCAACTAGCTCTTCATATTCAGGTCTAACAACTATAACTTTTGATAACCGAGTAATTATGGAATATGAAATGAATATTGAATCTTGTGATGTAACAGGATCACCTGCTCTTTTTTACAAAAGATGTAAATAAAACATGATAGACAAAGACCTAGTTAAAAAACTAATAGATAAATATGATTTACCAGACTTTGTAATAGAAAGTATAGTTAAGTCACAGTTTAAGTTTGTTCAAAATAAGATTGAAGAAGGTAAATGCGCTAAGGTAAGATTACATCACTTTGGAGTATTTAAAGTAAAACCAAAAAGATTGTATATAATAAATAAAGAAACTAGCTAATGCCAGTAGTACAGATAGGAGGAGACCCAGTAGAAGCACTGAGACTGTTAAAAGCTCAGAAAAGCGAATTAGAAAGTAAAAAATCAGCTTCAGATCTAATGAGAGATGAAAAAGGGATTAGAGCTTATGAGTCAGGAGTAAAACAAAAAGAAAACGAAATGGATCAACTTGCATCTGGACAACCTATGCCTATAGTTCCTGGTTTTAATGCTTATATAGTAAACAACCTTGTAAAACCAGTAGGATTTGTATAATGGCAGCATTAATAAACATACCAGGAGTTGGGATTATATCAATGGATACTCAAGCTGATGTAGATAATGCTAATAGTTTCTTAGATATTGTTTTATTAAGAGGTAGTATTGTGCATACTAATATGGATAGTGAGGCTGAAGGGTCTTTAATAGACCCTTTTATTAACACTGAAGACCTTTCAATAAATGGTATGGGCTATAATACAGCTAAACTAAAAGGATATACTCAAGTTGAATGGGATGCTATATTTGGAACTAATAGTACATTTAAGCCTTCACAAAATACAATACCTACTTCTGTAAATGCTACATCAACTATTGTAGATCAAAGTAAAGCCCAAAAAGCTAGAGCTGCTAGATTAGCACCTCCTCCGAGTTGGGTAACATATTCCTGCCTTTCAACTGTTTTACAGTTTGTTCTTTTTGATTGTTTTAAATCAAGCGGTGCTTGTAATGGTAATAATGCAGATGGAAGTATAGTTTGGAGTATACACTGTGCCGATCCATTACCAGCCCAAACTGGACCAAATGCATATTATGAATGGTCTGTTATAGATAGCCTTGGTACTGTTGTACATGCTGGAATATATGATGGAGGAGCAGGTACTGTTACAGAATCAGTAGGATCAGGAGTAATTACTAGTCTGCCTCCAAGTTCTTTTACTCAAAGTAATTTTCAAACTAATGGTTTACTTCCAGGTAATTATACTTGTAGTATTTTTAACTTTACTGGAGGAGGAAATACTTATGGAACTTATAATATCTCAGGAGTAGTATTAGGAAGTACACCACTAAATTGTATACCAGGAGATCCTAATTATGATGTTAGTTGTTGCCCTCCTATTATTTATGGATGTACAGATCCAGCGGCTACTAATTATGACCCAACTGCAACTAATGATGATGGTAGTTGTACATATCCTCCACCGCCACCACCACCGCCTGCAGGAAATCCACCTATGCAAGAAGATGGTTGTCCGTGTGAAGGGGCACAAAATTGTGAAGAATGTGGAGATAATGGAAATTATTAAAATAAAAGAATATGTCATTATTTGATTTAAAAAATGGAAATATAGTACTTAACCCTGATTCATTAGCTTTACCATGTTTTCATAAGATATGGAAAAGGGATAAGACAAAAGAAAAAGAAAAGGCTACACAAGAAATATCATATGTATACTTTATGTGTGATTATAACAGCCCTTATGCAGTGTATCCTGCAAATAAAAAGAGGCAAGTAGTAGTAGATGATTTTATAGGTGATAAAAAATGGAAAGAAACGCCGGAAATTTTATTAGCTATGAAAACATATAAAGAACTCCAGGAGACTCACACAATGAGACTCATGAGAGCGGCTAAAGGAGCATCAGATAAATTAGCTGGATATTTTGAGAACATAGATTTTCTCAGAATGGATGATAATGGTAAACCTATTTATACTGCTAAAGATGTAGCATATAATTTAGAAAAAGTAGGAACCATTGTAGATAGTTTAGATAAACTAGAAACACGAATTAAAAAAGAAGTTAGAACAGATTCTCGTGTTCGTGGAGGAGGAGAAATTGGAATGTTTGAACGTTAAATAAAAAAATAAGAAATTATGGGATGTGGATGTAATAAAAATAAAAAACCTGCAGCAAATCAGAGTTATTCAGCTAAAATAAATTCTAGATTAGGATTTGATAGTGTACCTAATTCTAAAGATTTTCCTGCTACACCGATAAAGACAGAAGAGAAAGTAGAACCTAAATCTCCATCTTTATTTGCTAAAGCTTTGAATTTAGGAGAGGCTTTAGCAAACCATGTAGCAGATGGAATGAGTAAAGTCACTAAAGAACAAATGGCAGATAGATTAAGTGTATGCCAAAGGTGTCCATTTATATCAGGCGGGAATTGTACAAAATGTGGTTGTATATTATCAGTAAAAGCTGGATGGAAAACATCTGAATGCCCTGATAACAGATGGCCTATATTAATAGAAAAATAAAAATAATAATGGAAGAAATATTTCAACTTATAGAAGGTTATGGATTACCTTTAGTGTTATTGCTAGGAGCATTATACGCTTTATATAGATTCTTAGTATTTTCGTTATATGAAGTGAAGAATCAATTTTCACGTCATCACGAAAGGGCGGCTGATAATATGACAGAACTAAAAAAGAAAATAGATATAATTTTAGAATATATAAGAAATACAAAATGATATGGCAATTACAAGGAAACAATTAGTAGAGCATTATGGGTTTAGACCTACTAAGGATAATAAAAAACTATTAACCCGAAAAGTAGGAGGAGAAGAAACAATAGATGTATATGGAAACGTATTATTTTATCATGGAAAGGCAATCTTAACATTAGAATGGATGCCATCCGAGATGTTTTCCAGATATTTAGAAAAAATGATAAGTAGTGTTAAAAAGAAAATGAAATATGCCGAGAGAGAAATATGATCAAGAAATATTAGATGAAGCTATGCGAAATGCATATGCTATTGTAACTGGAAAATTTACATTAGAAACTTTAATGGATCTGTCCGAAGAAGTAGCATTACCATTTAATATAGAAAAAGAAAAGCCCGATTATGATGCAATGATCGAGTATTTTATAGAGACGGAAGAATATGAAAAGTGCGAACAGTTAGTAAAATTAAAAAATGAATCAGAATAAACAACAAGAAATTATAGGATGGAAAATAGTATTTATATACTTACTTGTAATGGTATTAGTTTATTTGGTTGGAACAATTATTTAAATAATGGGAGATTTTAAAAATATATTTAAAAATAGTAATGATTATAATGAGAAAACTATAATAGGTTTTATAGCGTTTGTTATTATGATCTTAATAATGTTAGCCGATCTTATTACAGGTTGGATAGGAAAAGATTTAGTAATTAATGAATTTGTATATGACTCATTCCTATTCCTAGTATTAGGATGTTTTGGGATTGCAGGCATAGAAAAATTCGCAAAAAAATAAAATTATGGCAGGAGAAGCAAAAGAATTTTTACACTCTGATGAGTTAAGTGAATGGGATACAGTATTTGATCCAGGTGGTAAACAAGAATATACTGAAGAACAATTAATACGCTTTGCAGAAATGTGGGCAGATATAAAACTAAAAAAAGATAATAATGAAAAAATGTGAATGTGGACAAACAAGTAATGTGGATGGATGGTGTGATGGCACTCATCAAAAAATTAAAAGTACTATTACAAAGGTTAAAGAAGCAGTATGTAAAGGAGTCTGTAAAATTACAGGAAACAAAATCCAACTTGGATGGTGTGGAACTAAATGCTGTTAAAATGACAAAAATAAGTGATCATGTAAGTTATAAAGAAGGTATTTATAGTGCTACTGCTTTACGAAAAGGAATAGAGAATACTCCTGGTCCAGATCAGTTAAAATGTATGATGGAAATTGCAGAGAATGTATTTGAACCTTTAAGAGAATGGGTAGGGGGACCTATAAAGATTAATAGTTTTTTTAGAGGTAAAAAATTAAATACTGCTATTGGGGGATCTAAAACTTCTCAACATATGAAAGGACAGGCTATGGATATAGATGATACATTTGGACATAAAACAAATGCTGAAATGTACTACTATATAAAAGATAATTTAGTATTCGATCAAATGATCTGGGAGTTTGGAGATGATTATAACCCTAATTGGTTACATGTTAGTTTTGTTACTCATAGAAAAAACAGAAAGAAATTAACTGTTGCATATAAAGATGAGTTTGGAAAAACTAAATACATGCATACAGAAAAACATGAGACTAGAACCGGAGGATTATCTCCAGATTGCGGACCAAGAATATGAAAAGAATAGGAGAATATGTATTTGAATGGGTAACTAGATTTAGGTCATATGTTTACTTTAAAAAGATTGATGCATCTACATCTGTCAAAGTTATTGTTATAGATGAAGATGGTAAATTAGGAACTAATTATGTTGCAGGACCAAGAGGAAATCAAGGCCCTAAAGGAGACACTGGCGATAGAGGGGCACAAGGCGACCAAGGTATACAAGGAATACAAGGAATTCAGGGGATACAAGGTATCCAAGGTGATAGAGGAACTCAAGGCGCTACAGGATCTCGTGGAGCAACAGGAACAACAGGAAGTCAAGGAGCAACAGGTGCCAAGGGAGATACAGGAGACCAAGGTATTCAGGGTATTCAGGGTGTTAGAGGAGATACCGGAGCACAAGGTACCCCAGGAGTTAATGGTGTATTAGATATAACTTCTGGCTTTGCAGCAGCGTTAGCAGTAACTGAAAGTAGAGGTATTTATACATTAACAATTAACGTTACTAATAGAAGCATTTCAGGTTTTGGTACTAAATCAGTAGCATTTACACTGAGATAAAAAATAATATAATAATGACATATTTAGAAGCAAGAGAAAGCACAACAGTTAATAGACTATTTAATCATGATTCTGTGCCGGGTAATATAGAATTACCTTATCAGAATGATAAAGATATTAGATTTTTAAGAATAACTAATATAACACCTTTACCTTTAATATTAGATATATATGTAGAAGGTAAGCCTCCCCAAAGTCTAAAATATTATGTATGTAAAGATATTACTATTAACAATGGAGCAAGTTTAGAATTTAATGAAGATGATATTTTTATAGCCCCTGGATATAAATTAATGGTAAAAACACCAGTTGCTAATTCTTTTTCTGCAATATATAGATTAAAATAATATGAATCATTTTCAGATAGTACCCAGCTTTGTTAACACAAGAGAATTTTCTTGTGAGGCTAAATCATTTATAAAAAATGGTTATTATACTAATTCGCCTGCAGGTACATATGCCTATAGAGAATATTGGGAAGAGCAGACTCGTAGATGTATGGAAGGTTTTGAAGTAGGAGGAGTTAGAATTACAGGTGCTCACTATTTTTATTTAAACTTTACACAGATAAAAGCAACAGTTAAGCAAGGAAAAATAGAAAGAAAAGTATTAACATTTCCATCTTTTCTAGATATGGATTACTATTATTTTATGGAATGTGAAATAGCTAGAGAAAATGGACAAGGAATTATCGTAGCCAAAGCAAGACGAAAAGGATTCTCATATAAAAATGGAGCACTATGTGTATATCAATATAATTTTTACAGAGACTCTACAAGTATAATAGGTGCATATTTAAATGAATATTCTAATGCAACTATGAGTATGGCATTTGAAATGTTAAACTTTATTAATAAACATACAGCATGGGCAAAACGTAGAAATCCTGATAGAAGAGATTTTGTAAAAGCTAGATTTAAAGAAGTTGTGGACGGGCAAGAAGTTTGGAATGGATATAACAGTGAGATATTTACACTAACATTTAAAGATAACTTCTCAGCAGCTATTGGTAAAACTGCAGATCTAATGTTATTTGAAGAAGCGGGAAAATTCCCTAATTTAATAAATGCTTATATGGTAACGGCACCAGTATTTAGAGACGGTAATGTTATGATTGGTATGCCATTAATATTTGGTACAGGGGGTGATATGGATGGAGGATCAAATGATTTTGCTGAAATGTTTTATAACCCAGAAAAGTATTGGTTAAGGGCTTATGAAAATATTTGGGATGATGGAGGTGCTGGAACAAATGCTGGATTCTTTATTGATGATATGTGGTATAAGCCCGGAAAGGTAACTATGCCAGATGGAGAAGTTGTTAATATGGTAGATGATCAAGGGAATTCAAATAGAGAAGCAGCTGAAGTATTTTTAGATCAAGAACGTCAGATTTTAAAAACTACAGATTCAAGATCTACATGGGAAAAATATATTACACAATCTCCTAAAACACCTAGAGAAGCATTCTTAAAAACAAGCGGAAATATATTTCCTACTATTGAACTTAATACATGGTTAGCAGAAATTGAAACTACAAAAAAGGCACAAGATCTAGCTATGGTAGGAGAGTTGTATTGGGAAAAAGATAAAGTAAAATGGATGCCTAATAATGAACTTAAGCCTATTAATAAGTTTCCATTAAAACCTAATGAAGATAAAACAGGATGTATTGTTATATGGGAACATCCATACCATGATAAAACATCAGATGAAATTCCATTTGGATTATACATAGGAGGTACCGATCCTTATGACCAGGATAATTCTACAACTAGTTCTCTTGGAAGTACTTTTATATATAAGACATTCCAAAAATTTGATAAAACATATAATCTACCAGTAGCAGAATATACAGGTAGACCAGAGACCGCAAAAGAATATTATGAGAATATAAGAAAACTTCTTACATATTATAATGCGCAAACCTTGTATGAGAATAACTTAAAAGGTTTGAAGATATACTTTGAGCAGAAAAAATCTTTACATTTATTAAAATCTCAACCAAGTATATTAAAAGATATAGTAAATAGATCTACAGTATCTAGAGGGTATGGAGTACACATGAGTGAGCCTATTAAGATACAATCTGAGATTTATTTGAGAGATTGGTTGTTAGAAAAAAGAGCGGATACAGATGAAGGGGATAAATTAAACCTACATTCTATTTTATCTATTCCGCTACTAAAAGAATTAATTGCTTATGATAAACAGGGTAACTTTGATAGGGCAATAGCGTTTATGCTTTGTATTCTACATAGCCATGAAAACTATCATATAGATCTAGAAAGTCAGTTCGATCATGGACAAAGTGATAAATTCTGGCGTACAAACCACTTTAAAAAAAGAAAAGTATGGTAAACTAGTGGATTATTAAAATAAATTATATATTTTTGTAGGTTGAAAAACAGTACTGAATAATGGGAGATAATAACGGAGCATATGTATTAGCAGATTTACCTAGACAAAAATTGTCTCGTAGTGCTAAAGGCAAAAAGTGGGGACAGACCTGCATAGATGAATTAGAAAAAATCACATATAGTGAGATGGAATACAATGGTAGATCTTCTCGTTATAGAAAACAAGTTAACTATGATCTATATAATGGCAAATTAGATCAAGGAGATTTTCAATATGTTTTAAATCCTTTTGGAGTAAACGAAGCAGAATTCCCAGCTAAGATGCAACACTATGATATTATTTCTCCTAAGTTACAATTACTTATGGGGGAAGAAATAAAAAGACCATTTAATTTTAAAGTAGTTTCACATGATCCAGATGCTATATCTAAACTTGAAGCTATGAAAAAAGAGATGCTTATGGAATTTTTATATTCTGTAGTAGTACCTCCTAGAGAGCAAGAAGCTCAAATGCAAGAACAACAGCAATTAGCGGAAACAGACCCAGAAAAAGCTGCTCTATCAAAACCAAAAACTCCTGCTGAAATTGAAAAATATATTAATTATGATTATCAAGATATACGAGAAACAGTAGCACAACGTATCTTAGAATATCTTGTACGAGAAGACAACTTAGAAGTTAAGTTTAATCAAGGATTTAAAGATGCACTTATAGCGGGAGAAGAAATTTATTGGGTAGGAGATATTTCAGGGAATCCTACAGTAAGAGTATGTAACCCATTAGATATACGAGTAATATTAGATCCAGATTCTCCATACATTGAGGAATCTCAAGCAGTTATTGAAGAAAGATGGTTAACTATGTCTACTGTTATGGACGAGTATTATCAATCTTTAACACCTAAAGACTTAGATAGATTAGAAAGCGGAACAAATAGAGGTACAGATCAAGGTGGGGTTAACTACCCTTATAGTGAATTTAATATTGTTAATGTAGATAGAGTATTAGACACAGTAGGAAATGGAACTTTTGATCCTGCAGCTATTAGATCTTATAGACGAGATGGTATGATAAGAGTAATACAAGTAGAGTGGAAGTCTATGAGAAAGATTGGTTTAGTTACTTATACTGATGAAGCGGGAATTGAACAACAAGATATAGTAGATGAGATTTTTGAAATACCTGAATACGCAGAAAAGAAAGGAGATGTTTATACTTTTGATGATGTAGAATTAAAATGGTATTGGGTAAATGAATATTGGGAAGGTACTAAAATTGCAGAAGATATTTATGTTGATATTCGACCAAAGAAAAATCAGCGTAGAGATATGAATAATCCTAGTGATGTAAAGTCAGGTTATGTAGGGTATATTTATAATGAAAGAAATTCAGAATCTATTTCATTAATAGATCGTATGAAGCCGTTCCAGTACTTGTATAATATTATTTATTACCGAACTGAATTAGCTATTGCTAAATCTAAAGGTAAAGTTGCACTGATGGATATATCTCAAATACCATCTTCTGAAGGATGGGATGTTTCTAAGTGGATGTATTATTTAGAATCTATGGGTGTTATGTTTATTAATTCTAGGGAAGAAGGAAATAGATCTAGAGATGCTGCACCATTTAATCAATTCCAAAGTGTAGATCTTTCTATGGGTAATTATATAAATACTCATGTACAATTATTAGAGCAAATTAAAACTGAACTCGGAGAACTTTCTGGAGTAAGTAGACAAAGACAAGGTCAAGTAACTTCTTCTGAGTTAGTTGGAAATACTGAAAGAGCGGTTACACAATCTTCTCATATTACAGAATACTGGTTCTATAATCATAATGAATGTAAGAAAAGAGTATTAAGCGCATTAGTAGATGTAGCTAAGATGAGTTATAGAAAAGGAAAAAAGATACAATATATTGGAGACGATATGCAAAGAACTTTTTTAAATATTGAAGCAGATGACTTTACTAATTCTAGTTATGGAGTATTTGTTTCTAACTCAGCTAAAGATGATAAAGCTTTAGAAACTTTAAAAGGATTAGCGCAATCTGCATTACAGGCGGGAGTTGTATCATTTACTGATGTAGCTAAAATATTAAATTCTGATTCAATAGTAAAAGTGAAAAAAGAATTAGAAGCTTCACAGATTCAAGCTGAACAGAAACAACAAGAAGCTAGTCAAGCTGAACAGCAGTCTTTACAACAACAAGCTCAAGCTCAACAACAGTTTGAGATGATGAAAGAAGATAGAGAAGATCAACGTACTTCGATGGATAATCAAACAAGAATTGAGGTAGCCAGAATAAATGCTGAGGCTAAAATGATTGATGCTGATGAGAACAATGATGGTTATGTAGATCATAAAGAAGCAGAGGATGGGGCTAGACAAGCTGCTGATAATGCTAAAGCTCAAATGGAAAGAGAAAAAATGCAAGGTGAACTAGGTCTAAAGAAAGAAGAGTTACAAGAAAAGAAAAGAGCCAATAAAGCAGACGAAAGTATAAAGCGTAAAGCCGCAACTAACAAACCAACTAATGGGTAGATTCTACAAAGAATATTTAAGAGACATGTCTTATAAAAATGCTTCTAGTAAAGTAGAAAGGAGATATTCTATGGGAGGAGATTGGACTGGAGGTAGAGAAGATATTACTGGTATGGGGATGGCTCATTTAACAGACGGATCTTTAATTAGTCCATATAATCCACAATATGTTCCTGGTGTACAAATGGGGGGTAGTGAAGCTTCTAATCCAAGTGGAGATTATGTCTATAGACAAAACGCTAAAAAACCTATAAGATTTTATGAATTTGGAGGAGACATAAAGCCTTTAGATGAAGATGGAAATGAAAGACAAATGCCTAAGCTTGATACAGCTAATTCTATAATCACAAATAATAAAAGGAGTGCAATGACGAGCGAGGAGGCAGCTATGTATTCTATTGATAGTGCAAATGCAGTTTCTACTTTTGATTGGTTTAAAAGTTTAGGAACACAAACTACAGATGGTGTAATTAATGTTTTTGAAAATCTTAAAAAGAAAGTGACAGGCAGCGACAGCGACTCTCCACCACCTAAGCAAGGAGCTACTATGACTACTGATGATGGTGTGAAAATGAAATTTTTGAATGATGCTTGGATTCCTGATAAAGGATCTGGTAATGTAGAGACATATCAATTAAATTTAAAAGGAAAAAAAGGTAAAAGCTCTGCTTCGAAAGACTACGTACCTGAAGGAACTAAAAAGAACGGTAAGTATTTACATTATACTGAAGAGGGGCCTAAATGGCTAGATGATCCATTAGGTGTTTCGTTTGAACAAGAAGCTTCTGAGGGTACAGTTAAACCATTTGCATCTGGTTATGAATATATTAAGGGTCAGGGCTGGACTTATAAAGGCGGCGTTCCTGCAGCTCCTACTGTTAAAGAAAAGGACAAGAAAAACTGGAGAAGTAGAATACAAGATGAAGAAGATAAAAAGATTATAAAGCTCCCATCAAGATCAATAGAGCAAATCTCAACCTCTGACTTAGAAATGGAATTACAAAAAGCAGCACCTTTTGAATTGAGAGGAAATTCTGATTATTATACAACAGAGATAAAAGGTAAGCGTGGGGGTTCTTATGTGAAAGGAGATGATGGTAAGTCTGAAATGAATTTAAGAGATCAAGCAGGTAGATTAGTTTGGTCAGGAACTCAAGCAGAATACCAAGAAAAGTATGGAGACTTTCTTGAACAAGGAACAACTCAATCTGGTGAACGGAGAAAAGATAGATTATATCTAAAAGAATATGGTGGGGACACAGGCGAATTAGATTCATTAAAAATGAAGACCCTAGGAATAAACATGATGCCTACAGATAACCCAACTTGGACTCCTATTGATCCAGACTCTGGAACTGTTACAGTAAATCTTCCAGAAAAATCGCCAAAGTTTTTATTAAATAAAAACGGGTGGGCAGATGTAGATGAGTATAGAAAAAAAGCTAAAGATTCTAAATTTATTAAAGGTACTCAAGATCTAGTTATTACAGATGGATTTGATATTGATAATGATGGAGTGTGGGGGAATAAAACTTACAATGCAATAAATCAAGATTTAGTAAATAAACAATTAAATAATTATACTAAATCAAACTTTACTGAGGATCAGTTTACAGCTCAAATATATAAAGAATCTACAGGAGATAATTCTGTTGTTTCTGGTGCAGGAGCTATGGGTATTGCACAATTTTTACCAAGTACATTTAAATGGGCAAAAGAAAAAGGATGGATACCGGAAACATCAAAGATTACTGATGTAGCTGCTCAATCTTTAGCTCAAAGAAGATACATGGATTATCTATATGAAGATAGAGACAATATAAAATCTGCTAAAACTAGCAGTGAAAGACAGGCGCGTACATTTGCTTCTTATAATATGGGTCCAGGTAATTTTGATAAGTTTTGGAAGAAGCTTTCTAAAAAAGAAAAAGCAGCGGGATGGGGTACGTGGTATAAAAAAATGAATAACGAAACTAAGATGTATGTTCTTTGGAATATGGATAGAGCGACTTATAAAAAAGATTATTCAACTCCATATAAAAATACGCGAGGTGTAATGACTTCTAAATGGAATGATGTAAACTATGGTTTTAATAACTATAAAAACAAAAAGTTAAAATATAGATATTAATAAAACGCTATAATAAACAATAAAAAATTTATTTTTTCCTTTCAAAAGGTTTTTTTATGTAATTAATTAAATATATTTTTGTAAATTCTTAAAAAAATAAACTATGTCAACAGAAACCAACGAAAATTCACTAGAGGGATTTAAAAACTTAGCAGCAGATATAATGCCTGCTGAGAGTATAGAAGTAAAAGAAGTAACAGATGTACCAGCAGATGATCTTGAAACATTAGGATCAGATACAGGTATTGTAGATTTAACTCCAGGAAATAACCTGGAAAAAGAATCAGAAGCTCCAGAGAGTATGGATGAAACTACGGAGGATAAAAAAGAAGATAAGGAAGTACTATCTGCAGATAATTTAGAGATACAATATAAAAATGAAATCCCTGAAGGAGAATCTACAGAAGAAGAGTTAGCAGAAGGAGAAGAGGAAGAAATATCTCAAATTGGAGTTGTTGCTAATTTCTTAAAAGAAGAAGGTATTGTTGATTTTGATTCTGAGGAATTTGAGGACACTGAAGAAGGGTTCGCAAAAGTTATCCAGAGTGAAATATCAAAAGGAGTAGAAAAATATAAAGAAGATTTAGAACCTTTAGCTAAAGAGTTTTTAACTTATATAGAAAAAGGCGGAGATCCTTCTAAGTTTGTAAAAGCTACAAGCGATGTAGACTTCAGCAAAATAGATGTTAAAATGATTGACGGAAAAGAAAATCTACAAAAGCAACTAGTAGCTGAACTAATGCGTAAGGAAGGATATAGTAATGATGAAATAATGGAAGATGTAAAAGATTTTACAGATGGAGGACTCATTGCTAAAAAAGCTAAACGAGCTTTAACTAAATTAAAAGACTTACAATTAAAAGATCGTGCTTCATTATTAGCAGATCAAGAAAAAGCAGAAGAGACAAAAAAAGAAGAGTATCAAACTTTTTTGTCTAGTTTAAAAGAAGATATTGAATCTAGAGAAGAGATCGCTGGGTTTTCTATTAATACAAAATCAAAAAAGGATTTCTATAATTATATAACTAAAGTTGACCGTAAAACAGGAAAGACTAGATTAGTATCAGATTCTGAGGCTGATCAAGATTCTCAATTAAAGATGGCTTGGTTATATTATAATAAGTTCGATTTTAAACATGTTGAAAAAAAGGCTAGAACAAAAGCCACTTCATCATTAAGAGCTAGTTTAGAACGTGCGAGTGGAGTATCTACTCGTAAGCTTAAAAGTAAAACACGTACTAAAGTAACTAATAGTGATGTTGATTTCAGTTTGTTTGCAAACGCACTTAAAAAGTAAAATAATTTAATAACTAAAAAAGAAAAAGTGAATGGCTATAAACGGATTGCAACTTTACAAAACAAAATGGCATTCGGGATTGACCCAACAAAATCACCTTTCGTCAGCATATTTAACTGAGCCTGAAGTAATGAGTACATTAGTTACTCGTATCTTCGGAATGCAAGGATCTAACCCTATCCAATATTTAACAAGTGGAATGGGAAGATCTAATGAAATCGGTAACAGAGAATATGATTGGCACTTACAAGGAGATGATGAGAAGGCAATTCCAGTGACTGGAAATTTAGGCGATGGTGGAGTAACACCAGGTTTAAATAGAACAACTTTCCGAGTTAAGTTCGGAGAAAAATGGTTCGCTAACCAAGAAGTGTTAGTGGCAGATGATAGATCTTACAGAGTGAGAGTAATGGAAGATCCATATTTTGATGGATCAGACTGGATTTACACGTTAAAATTAACGACTCCAGATCCAACTAAATTCATGGATCCACTATTGATTAATGCTGGTTCTGAGTTCTCGAAAGAGTACACTACAGTACCTGAATTCTCAACTGGTGGTAACACTACATTTAGTGCTCCATTTAAAATGAGAAATCATTTATCGACTTTAAGAAAGTCTTATACAGTAACAAGATCAGCAGCAACTGATGCTCTTGTTATACAACTAGCTGATCCAGCTAACCCAGGTAAAAAAACTACAGTATGGACAAGATATGCTGAATGGGAAGCAATGGCTCAGTGGTACAGAGAGATTGAAAGATCATACTGGTACTCAACATTCTCTGCTAACGCTAATGGTGTTACAGATATGTTAGGTAACAACGGTCTTCCAGTTTATGAAGGTGCTGGAATTAGAGAGCAAATCGCTCCAGCAAACAGACGTTACTATTCTGATTTATCAGAAAATATTATCAGAGATTTCTTAATTGATCTTTCTTATAATGTAATGCCTGAGTCTTCTAGAGAGTTTGTTGCATTTACAGGTGAGTATGGATTCGCAGAATTCGACAGAGCTATGAAAACTGCAGCTTCAAATTGGACTCTAGTAGATTCAACATTCATTACTGGTAGCGGGCAAAACTTGTCTTTAGGTGGACAATTCAAAACTTACCTAGGATTAAATGGTACTAAGATTACTCTTAAGCATTTACCATTATATGATAACACAGTAATCAACAGACAATTACATGCTGATTCTGGAAGACCTATTGAGTCTTACAGGTTCACATTCCTTGACTTTGGTATGGCAGGTGGAGAATCAAACATCCAAGCTGTTCATAAAAAAGACTCTAAGGATATGATGTGGCATACTGCTGGTTCTGTAGATCCATTTGGAAATACAGCTAAATCTGTTAACACTATGCGTTCTGACAACCTTGATGGTTATTCAGTACACATGTTAACTGAGTGTGGAATTATGATTAAAAATCCTATGGCATGTGGTGAGTTGATTTGTACTAAAGTAGCACAAAACTAGATTAATAAATTAAACATTAAACATGAAAGGAAAAATAATTTTAAAGGCTTTAGAAAGACAATCTTGGTCAGGATTTAGCAGATTCCCTAAATGTAAGGATACGGTAATAGCTTCCCTCGGAAGAGGGGGCTATGCTACCGGTCTTACTGAAGCGGATGAGAAAAAACTTGAAGCAGAATTGCAAATGAAGCCAGGTACTCTTGGTAAATATTCCGAGTACTGGAGAGACTATACAGTAATTCTTAATGATAAGGATAAACCCTTAGTATTAGATAGACCACGAGATTTTATAGATTATAAAATTTTAATGGCTAGTAACCGTGTAGCTAATTCAGTAAATGAATTATCTTCTTGGCCTAAAGCAGAATATGTAATATATGATGCTGAAGAAGACGCTAAAAAAGATAATTTAAAAATTAAAGAAAAGCGTAAAGCATATAAAGAATTTAATAGCATGACCTCAACTGAAATGAGAAATGTATTAAAATTAATGGGTAAGAAAGCAGCTAATGCTTCAGATACATTAATTGAAAATACACTTGCAGATATTTTAGATAAGGACCCAGCAATATTTAATGAAACTATGGCTATGCCAGACTTTAAAACAAGAGTATTAATAGAAGATTTGGTAGCTATAAATGCATTACGTATTAGAGGCGGACATTATATGTTCGGCGATAGTGCTATAGGTCACGACCTAGAAGCAACGTGTATATATTTAAAAGAACCAAAAAACCAGGACATTGTATTATCACTTAAGTCAAAACTTAAAGCTAGTAAAAAATAATGACATTAGCGGAAATGCATATAGAATTCAAAGTGGGGTTAGATAAGACTGATAGTCTTAACTACCCCAATTTTGAACCTGAAGAAATCGACTTGTGGCTTAATAGGTCACAGGACCGTTTTGTAAAACAACGTTATTCACATGATCCGAAAAATGAAACTTTTGAGTTAACTCAGAAACGAACGGATGATTTGAGAAAAGTAGTAACAGAGGTAACATTAATTCCATCTGCAACGCAAACCCCAGTTAAACCTAATGGTATTCTTTTTGAATTACCAGATGGCACAACCGGTACGGACATTTATTGGTTCGCCATTAACGAAGAATGCGAAATTCGTTATGAAGACTGCAATGGCAGTTGGGTAGATGAAAGAAATGGTGTCTATGCTATTCAGCACGACGACTATAATAAACTTGTAGATGATCCTTTTAACCAGCCTACTAAGGATGTGGTTTTAAGATTGATGCATGGTCGATTTGCTGAGTTACTTACTGACGGGACTTTTACAATAAATCAGTACTTTTTGAGATATATAAGACAACCAATTAGATTAGATATATTAAATACACCAGGTGTTTCCTGCGAATTAGCCGAACACACGCATGCTGAAATATGTGCAGGCGCTGTAACAATGGCATTAGAGAATATAGCTAGTCCTAGATTTCAATCTCATATTATTTCAGAAATGACTCAAGAATAGTAAAATAAATAATTAATTTTAAAATAAAAAGTAATGGCAAGACATGAAAATTATAAAATCCTAATCGGAAAAGATGTAGCAAGAACTGCAGCTTTAACTGTAGCTAACATCGCTGATGGGGAAATAGCTGTTGTAAAAAACGACATGACTATAATGAATGCAGGTGATACTATCGCGAATAGTGAATACTGCTATATTGTTCAAGGAGTATTTGAGAATGGTGTGAGAGTAGCTCCACGTTTCTCAGCTAAAATCCAAGGAGCACAAGTAACTAAATGGGGAGGAACTTCTTTCCAAGCTGCAGTACAGCAAGTAACAACAGTTGGTGCAGTAGCAGCTGGTGCAGGTTCTGTAAATTTAGTAAACGCAACAGAGTATAGATTATCACTAATCTTTACATTTGATAAAGTAATAGGTTCAGAAAGACAATTAGTAAGACGTTTTTACTATACTTCAGATTCAACAGCTACACAAGCTGAAATTACTGCGGCTATGGTTTTAGCAATTAACGGTGATGATGTTGCTAAAGATTTAGTAGTAGCAGCACAAACTACAGGAGCAGTAGCTACTGATAGTGGTTTAACAATAACTGCAAAACCACAAGCTTATAAAATTATTGACGGTTACGAGCAAGTAACATTTAAAACTGTAATGGATGCAGGTTTTTCTGATGGTGGTACAACTACTTTAGGAGAAGCACTTCCAAATTACGGATCTGGTACATTTGCTCATGTTTCTGATTTAGAAAGAGCAGCATTAGGATATGACGGTATAACGAATCTTATGAGATTCCCAGTACCTTCTTACCCAGTATATGCTGTTTCTACGGCTACGTATGATGTATATGCTATACAGCATTCTGACAGACATGCAACAGCTAATCTTAACAAAGATGGATTAAGTCCAGAGATGACATTAGTAGCTATGCCAGTAGGTGCAGGAGATCAGTTAGCTTTTGAAGGGGAAATTAATCCTTGGATGGCTTCAACTCCAGGTAACTTTGCTAACGTAGCACTGTAATAAACTAAATCAATAATTTTAAAAATATAAGATAATGGCAAATATAATAGAAAAAAGAGCAATAAACGGTAACATTGAGTTAGCGTCAGTTGCTATAGTATATGATGGATCAGCAGCTGGATCAGCATTCGTTTCGGATGCTATGATTCCAGTAGGTTCTACTATAACAGGTGTTTACTTAAATACTAGTACTGCAAACGGAGGTGTTTTAGCAGGTACCGGAACACTAAGAGTAGCAGTAGGTGGAGCTACTAATTGGGTTACTGGATCTATTGCTGCAGCTGCTTGTAAAGCAGGCCCTGCAGTACTATACTCAGGTGGTAACCAGTCTGGAGCAATCCATGTAACTGCAGGTGGTACAGTAACAGCGGTTAATGGCGTACACTACATCACAGTAGCGTACGTTAGAGGTAACGCGTAAGCAGTTTAATAATTTTACATAATACAGGAGGGAGAAATCCCTTCTGTATCTATGTATATAAAAAAGTATATGAATGGCTATAAAGTTAAACTTCAAAGTTGCTGAAGCATGTGATAGTAAAAGTATTTTATTTACCGATACAACTGGTGCATATTCCACTAATAATACTACTGGATGGGGAAGTCCAAACCCTCTACTGGGAGCAGTCATAGATGTAGAAATAATTATCTTAGCTCCAGATGGGAATACGTATGTTATTTCTATGTTAAATATTAATGGAGATCTTCCTAATTCTACTAATGGAATATTTAATATTCATATGGGATATTTAGGTGGAACTGCAGGACACGTAGTTCAACAGGGGGTATATAATGTAGAATATCGTGTTATATACGATGATGGAACTCCTACAGGACAACTTGTATCATTAAGAAAATACATACTTGCAACAAGTGTAATTAAATGTTGCGTCCATAAAATGTTAGCAAATTTAGATATGTGTGATGACTGCCCTTGTGGTGAAGATAAGTCAAATGCATTAGAAGCTTATACTCTTTATAAAGCCATGTTATATGCTTATAAATGTGGTAGTACTGTCAAAGCAGGAAAGATGGCTACCCAAATAAATAAGATGTGTAACTACAGAGGTACTTGTTCATCTTGTACTTCATAAAAAAAGAGTAAATAATGGCATGTAATAATTGTAACAATGGATGTGTTAATCCACAAACTTGCGCGTGCGACTGTACGTCTTGTGCTGAAGCAAACTCGTGTGATATTCCTGTAGGAGATACAGGTCCTCAAGGGCCTGCTGGGCCTATGGGTCTTCCTGGAGTAAATGGTACAGACGGTGTAAACGGAACTGATGGTACAGATGGTTGTACTCTTTTAGATGTTTATATTTCAGACGGTAGTGATGGGAATGTACAGGGTGACGTAATAGTTACTACTGGACCTACGCCTACGCCTTGTAATCAAGTTATTAATGCCGGAAATATAATCCAATCAGTAATTAACCAGGGAGCTCTTATTCCATCAGGAATAATTGTAATGTGGTCTGGTCCTTTAGGTTCTATTCCTCTTGGATGGAGTCTTTGTGATGGTACCGGAGGTACACCAAACCTTGCAGGAAAATTTATAGCTTCTTATGGAGCAGGGGATCCAAACTTTGGTGCAGTTTTAGCAGCAGGGGGTAGTCCTACTGTTACACTTTCTAAATCTAATATACCTGCTCATGTACATAATATAGGATCATATAGTGCTAATATAGCTATGTCTGGAGCTCATGCTCATAGATGGAGAGGATGGTATGCGCTCGATGCTTTACCAGATCAACAGGAATGTAAAAGCCGATTTAGAATTGGTAGTGACGCATTAGAGTGGTGTACAGCAAGACCTAATGATGGAACAACTGATTGTACAGGTGATGCGGATCCTAATTGTGGGGCTCACACACATAATGTATCCTTAACAGGTAATTCAGGAGACGGACAAGCAGATAGTCTTAATTTTCCACAAGGTGTTCCTTTTAATATATTACCAGCGTTTGTAACCTTAGCATATATAATTAAAAATTAATGGGATTTAAACCAATTACACAAGAAGACCTAATTTATAGGTTAAATAAATTAAAATGTTGTTTTGCAACTAAGGCAGCAGAAGTAACTGATAAACAGCGTCTAGGCAAATTATGCAAAGATGAAATGTGTAATTTAAAACTTTTAGGAGCATACATTGAAATGATTGAATGCTATGCCCCAATTCCATGTGACTGTTATAAAGAATGGGTAACAGATGGAGAGTTATATTGGGATGAAACTACACCATTTAGTGCAGGACAAGTTGTTAAAATATTCCCAAGACCTAATGCAAACATAGGAGAATTTTTATACTTAAGGTGGCAAAACGCTTTACCACAACCCTCTGGCACAAACTGTTTTGATCCTGTATTAGGTTGGGCCCCTTGTTGGTCCGGTATATACGGAATAACTCCAGGAGCATGGAGTGTTTGTGGCAATTTAAAAGTTGCATGGGAAGCTAGAGGAAGTTTAATATGGAATGATGCACTTACATATGATATAGGAGATATAGTAAAATTTATGGGAGGAGGCCCAGGAGCAATACAAACAGGAAGAGGCAAGTATTACATCGCTGCTTCTTCTCCTACTACTACAGGATCTGGTTTTTTTGAAAGCGGTCATTGGGTAGAATTACAATGTTTTAACGAACCCGGATAAAAAATATAATAAATGGCAACATCAGATAATTTTGAAAAACAGTTTACAGGAAGAAGTGTCTTAGCAAACTTGACAGCTAATCCTCCTACTATGGGAAACGTTCCAGGAGCTCTTGGAGTTGCAGATGCTCCTTATAGTAGTTGTACAATAGTATCAGCTTCAGCTCAAACATTTGGAGTCGGAGCTTCAACAACTACCTTTGCTGATGGAGACATTTTATTTTATTCAGACGGTTACAGAATATATGATTCTACTGGAGTAGCAATGTTAGGTGCTGAAGCAACAATAGCAAATAATAAAACTGGTGGTGTAAGAGCTGCTCCTCAAGCTGTTACATTTATAAAAGTTCCTGATTATTTATCTTCTACTGTAACAGCAGGTCAGGATCCTGGCGCAGGTAATTCTACAGGTGCTATATTTTGGGCATTTTTTAATGGCATGTATGGAGGTATAAAAGCAGGTGTTGTTGATATGAATGGTAATGGAGGAAAAGGAAAGTTTTTTAATCATCTAAATATAGGCCAATCAGGAGTAGCTCCAAATGATGGCCAGCTAAAAGATTCTATTTGTGATGGTCGTATGGTTTCTTTTTGTTGTCACATAGGCGGTAAAGAGGCTCCGGGATTAATTATTAAAAAACATGACTGGAGTGGAGCTGCAGATAACAATAGTTATAGTGTATTTAGATTTTCTACAATTAGTAGTATGGGGGCTCCAAATTTATACGGAGGAACTTCCCTAACTGGAGACCCTGTAGAAACATCAATAGGAGCTACAACTGAAAGTAATGATGGAGCTAGAATGGGTATATTGAGTGTAACCAAATCAGATTTAGATCCTACTTCTTCTAGTTATAACTTATTTAAATTTGCTACTATTATACAAGACAAGGTAGGAAGTCCGGTTGCACAAAACGATTTCGCAACTGTACAAGTTTTTAACCTTAGTGCTATTACAGGCGTAATATCTAACGCTTCTCTAATTACTGCTCCACAAGCTGTAGTAGAACAATTAGATAGAGGTCCTATATCTTGGCCACAAAGTGCAAGTACTGCAAGTAGATATTTTAGTATGCATAGTTGTTTTACTAGTGATAGTAATACAGATAGTTGTACACTTTATTTCGGTTGGTTTGATAGTACTTCTGTACCAGGAGGAGAATTAAAAATAAAATATATAACATTAAATGCTACTAACGCTATAACTGCTTCTTCTCCAGTTAATTATGGACATATAGAAGATGGGGCAGGAAATAATATATGGAATGGGATGAATGGCCCATCAAGAATAATTGCAGGTATTTGGCCAGACCCAGTATACAGTGATCGTATCCTATTTTTATGTCCAGAACAAATAGATAAATTTAATCTATCAGTTATAGCATCTGCTCCAGCTTGGACAACTAATTATCCAGAAGAATATGGAGACCCAAACAATCCTGAAGTCTACAATATAGGAGTAATAGATAATGCTACAAATCCTGCAACTGCACAATTTGGTTTTGAAGGGACACCTGTAGCAACTACTTTTATAAGATATGGAGCTCCAGCAGAACATATATGTTCTAATAATATTATAGTACCAGAACTAGATGTAAAAAGATGTGATACTGTAGGTACATATACACTAGATTTAAATAAAAACTTATGGAAAAATACTGTATTGCCTACTGGGGCTGAGATGAATTTAATTACTTCAGTAACAGGTACTGATTTTAGAGGACTATCTTTTAACATGTATACTGCAATGTTGAGTATTTGGGATTCTCCTACACCATCAACATTAGCTTATCAAATATTTCATCCTGATTTAAATACAGTAACAAATCCTACAGCTGTTACAGCTAATGCAACATGGGAAAAATATAATGCATTTACAAACACAGTAGGACTTTCTAGTACAGTTACTGGTGCAGCTATTAGTGCAGCGCACCTTTGTAACATACATTGGTTTATGGGTAAAAAAACAGGAGCAGCCCAAGAATATGGTTTTGGTTTATTTGATCAAAGTGCTAATACAGTGAGTAATGTTGTTGGGACCCACATAAATTTGGCTACTTTTATGGGTGGCGCTCTTACAGGGTTAGCCCCAGTTTCTATTGCTGGAGCTCAGGCTGGGAATCTAAACCCACAAGTTAGTCTAGTTGGTGGATACATGTATATTGCAATAGGTACAAGAATTGTTGCATATGATACAAATGCAAATACATATACATTATTAGCAGGAGTTGCTCCTGCATCTATTAATGATATATGGTTAGAATTTGATGGAACAGGTATTAATGGATATACATTAAAAGGTACTACAGGAGTAGCTGGTGCTCAGATAGCTTATGATGTAAACCAAGGAACTGGAGCATTTACTGTTCTAGGTCCAGTCGTTACTAATCCCGGTGGATTTGCTTGGCCTGGAAAATCTTTAGCAACAGCTTATGATAGTTCATTTCGTAATTGGTTATCTTTCCCATTAAAAATATTTGGGACAGATCCAAATTTTATTGCTGTAAGTAATTACTGTGCCTCAACTCCTGTAATGGTCTGGAATTGGGCTAGTTTAAATATAGCCGGATGTTTTACTTGCTCTGTTCCTGCAAGTACTACATATCATACAAATGCTACTTCTTGTGAAATTTATGGAGCAGCATCTGCATCTTATCCAACTTGTAGAGACTGTATAGATGCTATAGATAATCAATGTTCTTCTTTTATACCGTGCTGTGCTATAGGAAATTCTGGATATAATTCTGGGCCTATACATTTACCTGCAGTAACAACAGATGCGGTAACTCCTGGAGATGTTTATTCAGTTAGTGCTAACGGAAATACACCTGAATGTTCTGTAGCTTTTACTCCTCAACAGCAGATACTTATGTCTTTTAATAATGCTATAGATGGTGGTAATAATAATATTGTAGAAATACCTAGTCTTGTTGGTAGTGGGACAGTAATACCAACTCTTACAGCCGCTTCAGGTATAACCTTTTCTCAAGGTGATGTAAATGATATTGCTTTTGATAAACATAATAATCTTGCTATAACTCAAACAAATAATAATATTTGGTTATCCGCAATACCTGGATATGAAAGTCCGCCAGTAACATTTAGCCCAGGTTTTATACAATGGACATGTTCTGACTATGATTACACAGCTGCAGGACATCTTGTTGTTGCTTATAATTTTGCAGGTGATGCATATTTTGTAAAATATAATCAGGATTTAGTTAGTATAACTCAAGTTTCTAATTTTACAAACGTTGGTATTTCTGTAGGCCATGATATTTCAGTTGATTATAATACAGGAGATTATTGGTTAATAGGAGATAGTACTAATTCTGGAGGACTAAATGATTTAATGACTATAGATGATGCTAGTGGAGCATCTAGTTTAGTAAGTGATTTATCAGTAATATGTTCTTATGCTGCTGGAGAGTTCACTTGTGGTGTAGAGTCAGTAAGAGCATCAGGGTCTACTACTTCTTTATATATAATTTCAGCTGTACCNTCTGGATCAGCTTATACATTAAAACTAAGAGAATTAAATTCAACAGGTACAGCTCAAATAAGTTCAATAAGTTTATTAAACCCTATTACAAATACATTAAATTGGGATGAGCATCCAAATGGGATGGCTATAAATGATCTATGTGAAAAATGGTTACAAGCACCGGATAATGTAAATCCTGCTATTGTACCATATGCTGATTGTGTAAGTTGTTTTACTAATGTTTCTACTGCAAGTTGTTGCTTTAGTTTAACTAATTGTGTTACAGGTGTAGTAACTTATAGCCAATCTAATCTAACTGCTTATATAGGTCAAGTAGTTCAAGATGCTTCAGGGAATTGTCTTACAGTAGCTACTAGTCTTGCTTGTATTTCCCCGGCACCTTTTACTCCATCAGGACCACCTTTTGCAGATTGTATTTCTTGTTCAACACCTACTGTTTGTTATAAATTAACAAAGTGTGGTGATCCATCTAATGTAATATATACAACAGGAATTTTATCTCCTTTTATACCAGGTCAGGTAGGAGGAGTTGTTCAGTTAACTGGTGAGCTTTTTTGTAGAGAAGTTGCTATAGATTCTACTTGTACATTACCACAAGTGGCTGTAACAATAGTTAATACACCTTCAGATTGTTCTGAATGTAACTTTTATATTGAATTAAGAGAGTGTAGCAGTGGTGCTATTATGTTAGTAGACTATGCAACTAGTTTAGCATTTGTTCCTTTTTTCGGAACACTAAATGCTCATACTGTTACATTAGGAGGAGTTGCTCAAGCAGGTTGCTGGAACGCTATAGGTGTTTTTGGCCCAAGCGCAACAGCATATCCTACAGGAGCTATTGTTACTACATCTACTAATTGTGTAGCATGTAGTAATCAAGGGAGTTGTTTCTTGTTAACTCACTGTTGTGGCCAAGGTTTTGTAACAAGTCAGATTGTAGGAACAGGATCAGGTGTAGCAGGTACTGATATAGGACAAGTAATTGAAGCAGAAGTAACTGTAGCGGGTATTGTTTACCCAGGATGTTGGACAGTATCACAACCAGGATCACTAAATTGTTCACTCGCACTTCCAAATATAGATGTAACAGTATTAAACTCAACAACTGTAGGTTCGCCTATAGGAACTAATTGTCTCGACTGTCCTACTAGTCCAGACCCATGTTCTTCTGACTGTGATTTATTAGTTACATGTGTTCCGAATGCGGGACCAGATATAAATATATCCCCAGCAGATGCAGCACTTGTAGGAACTGATGCAGTTACAATACTAGGTTCTCCACTTTGTTATCAGATATGCCCAAGCGGAAATCCTTTACATGGTACCCAATTATTTTATGGGAACCAATTAGGAATAGATTATTCTAGCGGTGCTCCTACACCAAACCTTTCTGGAGGATCATTAATGAATGATTATGATAGTGTCGGAGCTGCTGATTATAGTACAATGGGAGGAGCAAGTTGTTGTGCTAATAAAGCAGCTACTATTGGTGCTACTGTATATAACGAAGGTGATATAATGTTTTATACAGACGGTCATCTAATATATGATTCATCACATAATTTAATGCTTGATAGTACAGGAGCTGCAGCAGGATTATTAGGAGGGGCCAATGGACAACCTGGTTTCGAAAATAGAAAATTCGCACAACAACAAGTATTATACTTTCCTAAAACAGATGGGGGAATCACAAATGGATTATACCATCAATGGTATATTGTATGTAATACTGTTGATGATGGACCAATATATCGTTCTATTGTAGATATGACTCTCAATAGCGGTAAAGGACAAGTCTTAGTAGCAGGTAAGAATACAGTAGTTATAGCTAATGGAATTCCTACTGAGCACATGTGCGTAACAAATACAAGAACTAGCGCTACTGCTCAAGATTATTATTTTTATTATAGACATAAAATGAGTAGTAATGTTGATTATGCTGATCTAGGTATACGAGGAATTAAAATTACAAATGGTGTTTGGGGAGCTCCTTTTGTAGCAGGAGACCTACCATCAAATTTCATGCTAGCAACTTATACACAAAAACAAAGATGCTCTGGAGAAATGTTAGTATCTCCTAATAACAAAGTACTTGCTATGTGTGGCTTATGGAGAAATGATGCGGCTAATGATGATGGTGCAGGTTATGCATCTTTTTCTATAAACATGAGTGATGGAACACTAACAGGACCTGGAGACCCTGCAATAAGGGTAAATAATGGTTACAACGGAGGTGCAAATAATGGTATATTACAATATCTAGGAGCTATTGGTACAGGTATATTTGGAGGATCAGCACCTGATATGTGGGGTGAAATAGCAGGATCTATTGCTATTACTCAAAATGGAGACTATGTATATTGGGCCATTGATTATACACCTGGATTCCTACAGTCTGCGGGAGTGCTAGTTAGAGATCCTGTTGGTAGTTGGAGAGATAGTCTTCCTTCTCCTAGCCAATCCAACTGGACAATGAGGGGTTATCCAGATGATACTACAGTTAATGGTTGGAGAACTTTTTCACCAGTAGAACCAGTAACTACAGGAGATATAGCTTTAATGCCTGATGGAAATATTGCTTTTGCTATGCAAAATGTAGTTGAGGCCGATCTATATAAAGGAAAAATAGGTACTGCTCCTCCACCTGATGGAAATTCAAGTGCATGTATTGGAGTAATTGTAAACTCGGAAAGTCCTAATCCTACAGATATAGGCAACCAAATAGATGGTGATATGGGTGCTCCAGGTCCTAATATGCTTGCAAGTATTTATAATATAGGAGGAAGAGTTATGGGAACAAAATTCCCTACATATTTATGGGGACCTTGTGATTGCGACCCAAGCCTTATACAAGCAATTAATATAACAAACACTTATCCAAACTGTAGTGATGCAAATTGTGTTGGTGGAACTGGTGGACAAGATGGATTTGAAATTACAGAATGTGAGTGTACAGGAGGAGGAGCTGTAACTAATTTATGTGATATATCAAATGTAGCTAATCAGCCTCCAGCAATGGTTGCAAATGGCAAGTCTTGGTCTCCTACATGTCAGAGCCCAGGACCTCAAAGAATAAATGCATTAGTAGCTGCAGTTCAAAATTTAGGAACACAAGCAGTTCCAGGTTTACCACAAACATTAACATTTACTTATAGTTTCTGTGCAGCAGGTACACAGGTCCCAGGAGAAAGTGGGGCGGGAGTTACTTTGACTTTTGAATCAGGACCGACAACTGCTAACCCAACAGGGAGATTAAATAGTTGTGCAGTTTATACTAAAACATACACTATAACCAATGTTCAATTTAAAGCTGAAATAGCTGGATCGTTTGCAAAAATGAAAGGTTTAATTGAAAGTAGATTTAATACAGCGTGTGGGTATGGTGCAGATCTTACAGTAAACTTTACAGATGTAGGAAACGAAAGTGCAGCAACAGATATAACACCAGGTGTAGGTATAGCTAGTGCTCAAGTAAATGGTACTTATACAGACACTCAAGGAACTAGTAATATAGGAGATTTTAGATTTGGTTATGGACCAACAAATACTTCTTGTTCTAGTGTAGGAAGTAAGTTAGGTGTTCTTGCTTATGCTTATAGCCCAGAACCAAACATGGTTCCAGGTAATGGAGGAGCCGGAGTAAAAAATACTAGTTGGGGTAGCTTTATGATGATTGATGCTAATGAGGATTGGAGAAAAGGTATGGGTGTTCCAGATCCAGTAGTTGCTGATAGTTTTGATTTACAATTAGTTGTAACTCACGAGCTTGGGCATGCATTTGGATTGGGCCATGATATATTTTGGGATCAGGCAGCATGTACTACGTTAACAGGAGCTCCTTGTGGATGCCCTTGTTATCAGGGAGCTGGTAATTCTGTTTGTGGTAATGTAATATGTGGAACTGCTAATTCAGACGCTTTGATGGGGCCTTGGGCTACAACTGCTCAATTTTCATCAGTATTTCCAACAGGTCTTACAGGATCAGATGGTATATATGAACAAAGAGCTATCTGTGGTATCTACGGAAACCCAAGTGCAAACTATGGATGTGAAGATGTATTCTGTTTAGCAGGATGTACTCCTTTAGTATATCATTCTACAGACTTTGTAAATTTAACTAATGTTGCACCGGGAATAATGGACTGGGATGATGGTACTCCAGCCGGACTAAGATGTTGGGATGTACAATATATGAATCCATTACCAAGTGGATATGTAGACACAACACCTGTTGTCCCAGTTAGTTCAACACAAAATGCAGATTGTTTGGATTGTACAACTCAAGCTAATCAATGTTACACTCTTAATTTATGTGCATGTAATACAATACTAGGAGTACCTGCACAAGTTGTAACAACAACAGACTTAAGTGGATATTGCGCTGGAACAGTAGGATCAGGTACTATTGTAGAAATAGATTTATATCCAGGAGCATGTTATGAAATAGATTGTACACCACAGCCATGCCCTCCTACTGGAGCAGTGGCTGTAGTAGTAACACAAGATCATTTAGATTGTGCAGATTGTTGTACAGCGAATCAATTATGTTATGAATTATGCCCATGTACTACTACTCCTACTTCTAATACTTGTTCTACTCTTACTGAGATAAATGTAGGAGTATCAACTTCAAATGGATTTGCATTACAGTTTATTTCTGATGTTGCTAACTCTCCATTAAATAGTACAGATGTTACTACATTAAAATATGGGAATAATGTTCAGCCTGCAGGACCAGATCCATGTGTAGCTCCGGGTGGAGGACACTATACATATTTCCCTGGTTTTATGGCTAATGGTGGAGTTTTTACTTGTTATACACCTGGCACGAGTACTCCCCCTCCGGGAATAGCAGTAGGTTATACCAAATGGACTGATTTCTTAGCTGACCTTGTAGGACTTGGTGTTGCCGGAGTTTCAAATCCTGCGACACCGTATTTAGGCATTTCTTCATTAATAAAAACTCATTATGGGTACTCGAGCAATCCGCCTTTTGCTATTTGGAACAAGCGATGTGAATGTACAAGTGTTTCGGGATGTGTAACAGTAACAAATGATTTATCAGGTGTTATAGGATCAGTTGTAGATTTAACAGGAGCAACTCCTACAGGTTTAGATGATTCAACATGTTATCTACCAGGAGTGTGTGGACCATGTTCTTCAGTTCCAGGGGCTGCATGTGTACCGGTAGGGACTGTAACAATAGATAATGTGTATACTGATTGTGTAAAATGTGATAATGGTAATCCATTAGATTGTTATCAACTTATAAACTGTAATGACCCTAATGATATAATAGACAATGTTTGTGCAAATATAGATATAGATAATGCGTATATAGCTGGAGAAGTTGTAAATGTAAATGGTACTACAGAATGTTATTATATTGATACAAGTCAAAACTGTGATCCAAATACCTGTATACCAGTTACAGTAGATAATACTTTTGCATCTTGTCAGCTTTGTACTGGTGCTGGATTGAACTGGGTATGTACTAGTCCATGTGATTGTACACAAGTAGCCGGACCGGGATGGGCAACTCAAGCACTATGTTTAGCTAACACTAATTCTGTAGGCCAACCTTGTTGTCCTTCAACTTCTTTTGATTGCGATCAGGGATGTAATTGTGTACCAGCTCCAGGATCAACGGGAGCTTTCCCAGATTTAGTTACATGCCAGACTGCTTTACTTAATCCAAACGGAGGAGCAAACTGTTGTAATGGAATAACTCCATCTTTTGATTGTGGTCAATATACACCAGGCTCAACAGTATTTACGTGTCAGGACCCTGGAAATGGTACTGGACTATTTGCAAGTCTGTCTGATTGTAACGCAGCAATAGCATCTAATACTCAGCCATGCTATGCAGAAACATGGAATTGTCTAATTGATTTAACTACAGGAGTAAGTACTTGTATTGATCCTTTAGATGGGACCGGAGTATTTAATAGTGGTAACGGAGGTTTAGCAGCATGTGCGGCTTGTAATGGTTGTCCTCAATCTCCACAGTGTACGGGAACTTTAGATACATGGGATTGTGATCCTACTTTAGGATGTGTTTTAGTATTAACCGGAACAGGCCAATATACTTCATTAGCAGACTGTGCTCTAAATTGTTCTAGCTATGATCCTGACGGAGGAGAGTATGAAGGAGATTGTATTAATTGCTTTGAAGATCCTGATATGCAAATCTTAATGGAAAAAGTAGCTGATATGTGTGATGATTGTAATCCACCATTCGGCTTAGAAAAAAATGAAGTAATATGTGATGACTGTTTTGGTAACTCAAACCTTTATGTATTCTTTGATATGTCTTCAACATTCACAGGAGGACCATTTGATAAACTGACAGCAATATCTCAGTTTAAAGCTAATGTAGTTATTCCAGCATTTAATCAATTAAAAGCAGAATATCCTCAGTATGGAGGACACTTATATATAATACCTGGACCTGTATGGTCTGTTAGTTGTAATAACTATAATGGTTCAGGAACAACTATAGCAGGAAGCTCAACAGCATTTGAAGACTGGTTAAACTGGGCTTCATATCCGATGACAGGTAATGCAGGAGCTAATGGGTCTCTACCAAATCCACTTACTGGACAGACATTACCAAATGCACTAAGAGTTCCATTACTAGGTACAATAATTGATGGTGTAGGCGGTGCACCACTTTCTTGTTGGACTTACACTGCAGCAATGGCTCCGTTAATAGAAGACATACTAATCCTTCCAGGTAGTTATGCAACTGATGGATTTACCCAACTTAATCCTTGGGGAGATGCTGCAGGCTTTGAAGGAATAAGTGATCCTTTCCATGAGTTTGAAGGAGGGGATAGAACTGCAATCTCAATGATTATATGTGATGAAGCTACACAGGGTTACTATGCTTCAAATAATAATGGAGTTACTGGAGCTAATCCTTTTATTAACCCTATGGGTACGTGCGGTAATCCATTAGATAATGGAGTGCCTGCTACAGATTACAATGATTTTGGATTAAATAATGCAGGAAACTTGACTGCAACTTGGAAATTACATTATAATAATTACATGGATATATATAGATATGGTATAGATCTTAACGGAGCTGTAAATGTGGGAGCAGCTGCATTACCTGAAGCTACAACTAGAGTAATGTTATATTTAGGATCAGATAAAATTCCGGGTCCAGGTCTCTTTGATTCTTATAGAGATATGTTCTACCACATATACCAAGCTATTGGAGGTAAGATGGGAACTGTAAATAATACAGGCCATATAAGTTGTGCAGACTATGTACCTTTACCAGCGGTGTATGGATTCCAAATCTTTCTTGTAACAGACCCGTCAATCCCTAATCAGTATATGGGAGCAGCGGGAGGAGGAGATCCTACTCATACAACAGGGTATAAAGGAGGATCATTAAGTAATTATGGTATGGACTTTTATGTACCGGATGTTCCTATTGATCAGATGGATTCCAATAGGTTGTATGAATTATGGAAAGAATATTTATCGAATTGTGTCTAATGAATAATTTTTCCTATATTTGCAGAATGTTTAAAAATAAATCTAAATATTACTGGGATATAACTAGGAATATGGATTACAAAGAAGGTAAAGAGTATTTAAGATTAGAAAATAAAATAAAAAGAATTATTAATAAAATAAAAAATAAAGTATAATGGGAATAGAAAAGACAGACATTTCGATGTTTAGCAAAGTCACGTCTCTAGGAGCACGTTTCTTTGAGAAATATGTATCTACAGCGATGATGAATAAAAAATTAACAGAGATGAATAACATAGGATTACGTGATGTAATCGTTGCTACAGCAGTATCACAAACTACAGACTTTGGAAGTCTTAAGGTTGGAGATCAGGTTATTATCATTAAGCCTGCTGCAGGAAATGCACAGTTTGTGACTATCACAACAGCAGGAGATTTAGGAACCGCAGCAGTAGTTGGACAGTTATATGTAGTTATAACTCCAAGTATGTAATAATAATTAATATTAATTTAAAAACAATAACATGAGTACAAAAGTAAAAGAAATGAAAACTTCTTCAATAAGTCAAACAATGAAGAAAAAAGAATTGTTAACTGTAAGCCAAGGACTTGCATACATTAATAGTAAAGAAACAAGAGTATGGCATACTATATCTAAAAATTTAGATAATATTGCTACTTTAGTTTTTCAGACTAACGAAGCTCACAAACAGTTAGTTGCTGATCTCTCTATTAAAGATGAAGATGGAAATGCTGTTAGAAGCGAAAATAACCAAATTGATTTTGGAGATAATTTAGAAACGGCTAACGAAAGATGGAATACAGTTTTAGAAGAAGAAGTTACATTTGATTTAATTCCTATCAATCTTGAAGATATTAAGGATTATGGATTAGATGCAAATATCATGAAACCTTTAATGGGACTTTTAGTAATTGAATAAACTATAAGATAATGAGAAGACGAATAACAAACTTAGAGTTAGATGAGAAACTAGCAGATATAAAAGATGATGTTAGATTAATTAAAACACGACTTTTAGATCCTGATATAGGAGTAACAGCTAGGGTAAATAAGAATACGTCTTTTCGTAAATCAACTACAAAAGTTTTATTTTCAATTTGGGTAGCGCTTGCGGGAGTGTTAACTAAATTAATATTCTGGAATTAATGAAGAATAATAAAATATGGATAATAGTTTTAATAGGGCTTTTTCTATATATTATTAATTCAGAGGGATGTAGAACTAATACTGATGATATTGTAATAACTGAAACTGATACTATTAGAACTACATTTGTAGATACAGTTTTGTTTATAGATACAATAGTTCATACAGTAGTTGTAACTATTGATGACCCATTAATAATAAATGATAGTGTAAAAGAATATACTAATGATTTTACAGATAGTTTATTAATAGGGTCTGTATGGACACAGGTTCAAGGAAGTATTCTGAATCAGAAGATTGATTATACACCAAAGTTTCCACAGTATATCTTTCAGATTGATACAGTAATTATTAACAATAATCAAACTATTATTAGACAACCATCTAGTTTTAGTTTGAATGTAGGTCTTGAGGTAGGAGGGAATACTGATAAATTCAACTTCTCTCCTATGTTAGGCTTAACAGATAAAAGAGGTACATCTTACTCTTATAGATATGGAGTTCTTGATAAAACTCATAATATAGGATTAATGTATAATATAAAAATAATGAAATAAAACTATGATATTACAGATCACGTATGAAGGTCAACTGGTAGGGCGTTACCAGAGCATAACAGAAGCGTCAGATAAAACAGATATTGATAAAGGAAGTATCTGTAGAGTGTTAAAAGGTCAGCGTAAAAGTGCTGGAGGATTTAAATGGGAACGGGAAGAAGATGAAATTGATAATGATAATATCAATATGAATGATTCTGATTTTAACTCCTTACTAACAGCAGAAGGATTAGACCGATCCAACGTCAAGTCTGTGAAGATATGGCAAACAATGAAGGGTCAAACTCGTTACTCTATAGTAACAAAGGAGGGAGATCAGGCAATGCGAGATGTTAAAGATGAGTTCTTTGAAAGTTTAAAATCTATATCCCCTACGATTCTAAAAAGATCGTATGATATAAAAAAGGAGAGTCCTGTTGTATATGAAATATCTTTACCAGATATTCATTATGGTAAGAGAACAGGTATTAGCCCTGAGCAAGCTGAAGTTAATTATATGAATTCGATTCAAGAATTACATCAGAGAGCGGAAGGATTAAATATAGAAAGGTTCTTATTACCTATAGGTAATGATGGAATGAATTCTGAAGGTGCTAGTAGAGCTACAACAAAAGGAACTCCTCAAGATGATACAATGGATTGGCAGCAATCTTTTGTTGGGTATACAAAACTAATGATAAAAGCTATAAATTATCTAAGTCAGTATGCGCCAGTAGATGTTGTTGTTATTCAGGGAAATCATGATCATGAGCGTATGTTCTATGCGGGTGAAGTTTTATCTGCGTGGTATATGAAAGACGATAATGTTACTGTAGACAATGATACAGAAGGAAGAAAGTATTATGAATATGGAACTAACATGATTATGTTTACTCATGGGGATAAAGAGAAAGCTGCAAATATGCCACTTATAATGGCTACAGAGCAGCCGATGATGTTTGCACGAACTAAGTTTAGAGAAGTTCATTGTGGACATCTACATAAAGAAATGGTTAATGAGTATAGAGGAATCAAAGTAAGATTTATTCCTTCAATATGCGCTAACGATTCTTGGCACAAACTGATGGGTTATTCCGCATCAAGATGTGCTCAAGCATATATATGGAATAAGGAAAAAGGATGTGAAGGTTATTTACAGGTAAATATTTAAGCGAATGGCAATAAATTTAAATAAGATAGTTTATGATATAATTAATATCGCATACGGAGGAGAAAGTTCTGACGATGCAGATGTTAGTTTTAGACAATGTGCGTATTGGGTCATGCAGGAAAGATCGATGCTACTCACACAAATGATGAGTCGGAAAGTTCGAGTACCAGCCGCCTGTACAGAATATCTAAACTGTGTATATTTAGAGCCAGTAGATGCTTCTGAATGCTGTGAAGTAGATTTAGGTGTACACGTACTTAAGTCTATTAGTCCGATTCCCGGTACAGTACAGAGAAATAATAGAGATAGTATATTAGCTGTTGAGTCTTTAGACGGTGCAAGAGCATTTTCAGAGACTACTGATACAAGACGCAAGTGGAACAAATACAATAAATACACAAGTTCAAATGCGAGATGGTATATTAAAAACAGTTACTTATATGTGAGTTGCGATATGTTGATTGAAGCAGTCAAGGTAACAGGAGTATTCGAAGATCCTACTGAAGTATGGAAGATGAATTACTGTACAAGCGCAACGAATCCAATTATTTCAGCCTGTGAGTATGACTGGGAATTTCCTTTCCCTATTTCATTATCTATGGCAAATTCAGTAACTAATCAAATTTTACAAAAAAGAATTAATATAATATTATCAACACCGGGAGATGAAACAAACAATGCAAATGGAGACAGGATGTCAGGACCTACTCAACAACAAGCCAGCAACTAGTTGTACACTAGTTCAAGCTTATAAAGAGTATGATGATTTTTATAAGGTTGGTTATAAAAAATATAGAAGTATATGTGAAGAGTTTAATAAACTAATCATTGATGACATACTTCTAAAAGCAAAAGAATTTAAAATTCCTTATAGGTTAGGAAGTTTAAGAATTCTAAAAAAAGAAATGAATTATTCTGTAAATAAGAATAAATTAAAAATAGATTGGAAAGAAACTAATAAACATAAAAAAGTAATATATCATTTAAATGATCATACTGATGGATTTAATTATAGATGGTTATGGTCTAAAAAAAATGCAATAGTTAAAAACAAAAGTGTTTATAGTTTCCAAGCAACGAGAACTAATAAGAGAAGATTAGCCTCACTATTAAAAGAAAAAAAAGTAGACTACTATGAATAAATAACGCTAATGATTTACAAATTTATATCAATAAATGAAATAATAGAAGGAGTATACAGAGACAATGCTATCTATGAGGAGTTAGATATTTGGGATGTAATTGAGTGGGGAGGAGAAGCTTTAGAGCTTATTGGAGCAGGCTTGCAATATGAAGAGCTTATTGCTGAAATTTGTGTTAAAGAACACCGAGCGCCTTTGCCTTGTAACTTACATTTATCTGATTCTGTTTCATATAAAGGACACCCATTACATCAATGTACTGGTACCTTCGGTGCAATCTCTACATCTCCTACAAGTACAGATACAAATATTATTGATGGCAAACAAGTAGATAAAGATAACTTTCCGCAGATGGGAGGGAGCCTAGGTGGAGGAGGAGATTGTTATTATATGAATGATAATTTTATTGTTACATCATTTAAATCCGGATGTATCTTATTAGCATTTAGAGGAATCAAAGTAGACCATGATGGGTATCCAATGATACCTGATAATGTTAGTTACAAGAGAGCAGTTAAGTCTTATATAACTATGATGTTAGATAGGATTAATTGGAGAAAAGGTTCATCTCCAGAAGCTCATTATAGAGATAGCCAAAGAGATTGGGAGTGGTATGTTAAGCAAGCTAGAGGAGCAGCTAATATGCCTAACTTGGATATGATGGATAATATTAAAACTCAGTGGGTTAAGCTAAAACCTTCTCAGACAGCTCATCAAACTTTTTATACAGATTTAGGTAATTCAGAAAGAAGATTAATCGGATAATGGCAGAACAAGGACAGCAACCCCCTATTAGTTTAAATACCTTTATAAAAGGTATGAATAAAGATATATCAAAGTATGCTCTTTCACCAGATCAATACTATGATGGAAAAAATGTTAGAGTAGTTGCGAGCTCAGCGAAAGAAGGAGCCGCTTTAGTTAACATAGAAGGTAATGAGTATGCTTTTAAAATACCTTGTAGCCCAGCTGTATTTAGTTTTACTTTAGACCCAGCTGCACTTTTAGCAGGGGTGCCTTGGACATCTACTATTACTATTGTAGTACAAATGGCCACAGGAGCAGTAGACACATGGACTTTAACTATTAGTGGTACAGGAGGTAATCCTATAAATACATTAGCAGAAAAATTAAAAGATGCAGCAAGTGCTCCTTGGTTTTTGAATGGAGTATTAACTACACCTAGCAATGTAAGAGATAGAACACCTGGTTTTTTGTGGAGTTTTGATGAGTCTTCTAAACGAATTGTTATTTGGGGTAAACCTAATTTAATAAACCCTGATTTAAATATACCATTAACAAATTCAACGGGTGTATTTGGAACCCCTGAAGTAAATCAAGTAACTAGTATTTCTATGACTGGTGGGTATACATTTACAGATTCATTAGCTTTTGCTCAATGTGATCTTGATGTAATAGGATACACAACACTAAGAGAGAATATATATCTATTCACTACAAACTGGGATCCAGGAAACGGAGATGTTACTGAAGCAGCTCTTGCGGCTGATGGAGATAATGGGCAGATCTGGAGACTAAGTATAGATACAGCTATACAAAATGTTAATGGCTATCAAGTATATTTAGAATGTATATATGCTGCAAAGTCATGTATAAATTTTACTAAACAGCACCCAATAGAAGCTATTGGTAGATATGAGAAAAAAGATATTCAGGGTATATATTGGACAGATAATTTTAACCCTCCCAGAAAACTAAATGTAGCTAACCCAGATGTAATGGCAACACCATGTGCCTTTTTAGACCTAGCTCCTAAAACAGGATTACAAATACCTACATTAAAAGTAATAACTATTGGAGGATCTTTAGAGTCAGGAGTATATCAATTAGCATTTAGATATAAGAACTCTGAAGGACTAGTAACTGATTGGTCACCCCTTTCTAACTTAGTACCTATCTATGCAAGTGATGATCAAAATCCATTTTGTACAATAGAAGGAAGCGGTATAGATCCGGATACAAATCTAGGAAAAGTTACATCCAAAGCAATAACATGGACACTAACTGGTCTAGATACAACATATGAACTTTTAGAACTAGCAGCTGTTTATAGAAAAGATGCTGTCCCTGCAAATGCATCTGTATTTTCATTTGCTCAATTAACAAATGGATTACCTACATTAGATATAACTTTCTCAGGATCAGAGGATAGGATACCTATAACAATGGAAGATTTTTTAACTGGGATTGGAACAACCTTTGAAAGAGTAAAAACATTAGAATCAAAAGATAATAAATTATTTTTTGGTAATATAACTAATACTAGTTTTAATGTTGAGTATGATGCAAGAGCATATCGATTTAAATCTAATAGAGAAGCATTGTTAGATTCTAAGTCTGATGCGCCTGTGCAGTTAGACGGTGCTAACTTAAATAATCCTGTTGCCCCATTTATTCCTATACTAGAAGTTCCAGATGAGCATGATTGTATAAATCGTTATAATGATGAAAATCCTTCAACGAATGCAGACTGGACTACTAATGACCAATATATCTTCCAAAGTAATGGAAATGTGTTAGGAGGTTCAGGAATAAATATTACTTATAAATTTATAAGAGAGCAACATTTTCAAGATGAGATAATTGAGTATGGAGACTGGGTAGCAGCTGATGCAGCTGGTAATTGGCTTTATAATAATATAGGAAGTTGTACATCATATAATCCAGATCCTGTGTCAGGATGCTTTGCTACAGGAGGAGCACGTGTAAGTACTATAGATAATTTAGGTATAGCAGTTCAAAATTATCCTATGAATAATACATATGATAATTATAAATCTCCTTATAAGTGGAGTTTATATGGAGCATATGCTAGAGGAGAAACTTATAGATTTGGTATTGTTTTTTACAATAATAAAGGGCAGGCAAGCTTTGTAAATTGGGTTGGAGATATTAAATTTCCATACTCATATAGTACTGGTGCGGGTACTCCTTTTGGATTTTTTAAAATCGAAGATTGGCGTGGAGGTGTAGGTTCTCCTGAGTTTGATTATTTTGATACACAAAATATGCCTTGGGTAGGTCAGATGTATACTAATAATATTGGAATTGAATTTTCAGTTAATTTAGATCCTTTAACTTCAGGAATAGATGTAGCAGAACTAGGTATCACAGGTTACTCTATTGTAAGATCAGAAAGAACAATTAATGATATGTCTCGTTTTGGTACAGGATATATAAGAACTGTTGATAGATTACGAATGGTTCAGGATGAATGGGATGGTATAGCAGGAGCAGTTAGTAATTATTGGGGAGTTGGTAATAGCGGATCAGTATTAATTCCATCAGTTGTTCAGTGGGAGAGTACATGTGGAGGCGCAGGATTAGCAAATAGAGGAGGTGCTGTTGATGATTTATGTTGTGATTTTTATCCTTACTGGGGAGGTGTGAACCAATCTGGTACACGAGTATGTCAAACACAGAAAAAAGAAGTATTATTATACGGGCCATTAGGTTGGCACAATAGTGATCCATCTAGCCCTCTTAATTATGCTGGAGGATTAAGTGTAGATACTCCACTTGCTGATGGTGATTATATTAAAACAGAGTCTATCTTTTTACCTATGGTTAATCCTAATATGGGATTAAACTCAACTCTAAATGGATCTGGAGTAAATTGGAGAATTTATGCAAATCATTATTATAAGTATTATTATCCTGCAACACAGATTGGGGGAATTCCTTTATCTGGCGCAAACGCTGCACTTTATGATTATGTTAATGGTATGCCTGCTAATGCTTATTCTCAAAACCCTTTAAACGATAGAGTACAAATTAGTTGGGGTGAATGGGTTTCTGATGGAGGGAGAATAGACGGTACATCAGTTCCTACTATGGGATTTGATTTTGTTAATGTTACAAACCCAGGAAGTCAAGATGATATTTCTAGTTATGGGTCCGCGGGTAGTATGATTACATGGCCGGCATCTAGACCTCGTAGTATTGGAGGGGAAGGGTTTTTATTAAATTTAAAAACTGATTTTATAAATTCTCATTATCTTATGGGATCTAGTGTATCTCAAAGTTGTGCTAGTTTTCCTGCGGGAGGAACACCAATACAATATCAAGCTGTGCCTTTTCAAGCAACAATGAGCTACGAAAGATATATAACTCCTTATGGAGGTAATACTTATTCTACAAGGGCTAATAGTGATTACATGTCTACGGGACATTTTATGCCTATTATAACTTCAGGCATAAATGCTACTATTCTTTCATTACCTTTAGTACATGATGTGTGGGGAGGAGATACAACTACTCAGATATATGATTTTACCTTAATGGAAAAAAATTGGGGTCAGACTGATTTTGATAACTATGATAGTTTAGATGCTGCTGGTTTTAACGACTTACCAGATGACGCTGAGTATGGAATACAGAGAAATGTTATGTTCCCTGCTGAAGTACATCATAAGAATATCATGTGGAGAATGGGTTATCACTTTGCAAACAAAGGAGCAGGATCTAGTTTTTATCCTAATAATGGTACAGGACTACATGATGAATATAAACTAAATGGAGGATATACATGTGAAAATGATATTAGAACATTCTTTCCTAAACCGTTTAATGTTTCTTTAGGAGATGAGTTTGATACTAGAGTTTATTATTCAGAAACAAAAATTAATGGTGAGCCTGCTGATTCTTGGGCTACCTTTTTAAATAACAACTATAAAGATGTAGAAGGAGTATATGGTCCTATAAATAAATTATCTAGGCTACATGATACAATGTACTTCTTCCAAGATGTTGGTTTTGGATCATTAGCAGTAAATCCTACTGCAGTTGTACAAGCTTCAGATGGATCTGCCTTACAACTAGGAACAGTTAGTTCAGGAGCTGGAGCATTTATACAAGACTACCAATACATATCTACACGATTTGGATCTTCTCAACAATGGGCAGTAACTAGTAGTGATTCTAATATTTACTTTTTTGATATAAACCAACGAAAAGCATTTAGATATGGATCAGATGGTACAGCCCCTTTATCAGATATAACTGGAATGCATTCTTATTTTTTAGAAAATCTTTCTGGATCTATTATGAAACGAGATAATCCAATATTAAAAGAAGGAGTAGCTTGTACATACGATACACAAAACAATGAAGTTATATATACATTTCATGATAAAGGTTTTAATAAGAAAGAAACATTACCTATTAGGAACTATGAGACAAGTGTTCCTGCTATTGTTTCTATAGTAGTGCATGAACAGAATCCAGGCTGTAGTGAATGTATGAATAGAAACTGTGAGGAATATCCTCTTGGTACTAACCCTACATACTGGCCAATAGTAGATAATATAATGATTGAAAATTATGGACCGTATCGTGGAGTAATGATGCTGAGATTCGGATGTCCTAATAACCCTTTACCTATTCCTAATCCAAATGGTTATAATATAGGAGATGTAGTAATATGGATACCTGCAAGCTGGAACGCAGATCCGAACGGAAGTGATTATTCTCTTTTACAAACTCTAGTTGATCCGCAGACTATAACAATAGGTTGTCCTATTGAGAAAAATTCTTTTACAGTAGGGTATAGTGAACTAATAGGAGGATATACAGCTATCTACGATTTTAATCCTACAATATATATTAACAGTGGTTCTTATTTTATTACAGGGAATTCAGAGTCTAGTTGTGCAAAAGGTACAACAGAGTATACTCGTGATGAAATGTATATACATAATATCGGAAGATATGGAGAATTCTATAATATTATTTTCCAAAGTAAAGTAACATTAATTTCAAATATGCAATCTCCTATAACTAAAACATTTGATAACGTTTCTTATCATATGGAAAGTTTATGGGTAAAAGGACCACAGGCAAGTAATAATCCAAACAGTGTTTTAAATAATCCAAATGCAGCAATAAGAATTGGTAGGAATAATATTAACACTGTTGATCTTATAGATGTAAGTAAAGATACATTTGATACAATAAGATTTTATACCGACTATCAAATGTCTGACTATGTTACACTAACTCCTGGACAAAATATAAGAAAGAAAGAAAGAGAGTGGCAGATGACCATTCCAAGAAATATAATGGATGAGAATTTAGTAGATGCAGATATATTTAATGTTTATAATTATAATCCTTCAAGAAAATTTAAAGATAGGATGAGAGATAAATATTTATTTGTTGATTTAATCTACAACAATTTTGATTCAGATTTTGGAGATACCAGAAATATAAAATTTATTTTACATTACTTTAAAACATTTTTTAGACAATCTTATAGATAAAGTTGTGTAATTAAAATATTTTTAATAGTTTTGTAGGTTTTAGAATATAAGCTAATGGCAAAGAAAAAGAAGAAAAAAACAAGTAACTCGTACTGGATGAAATTCGGAGGATCAAATTCTTCGAATATTCCTGCATATAGACAATATGAAAATGGGGGGAACCCCACTAAAGACACAACGAGTGATCCTACATTCAAAGCGTGGTTTGCAAAAAACGCTAGAAGAGAGGATGTTATGCAATCTGCTAGTAACCCAGAACAGCTTAAAAGTTTATTTTTAAATGATATTAATTTCCCAGGAAATGATATGCCAGTATTCTCAGGAGAGATGGATGGTATGGGAAACATAGATAAAAGTAATAGAGACTTAGGACTCAGTATGCAAATGATTGGGGGACCTCAAATGAAAAATGGTGGCCTTTACGCTAACATGAATGCTAGAAAAAAAGCAGGGACTTCTAGATCTAAAAAGAATAGTACTGTAAGCGCAGCAGCTTATAAAGATATGCAGAATGGATTTGCAATGTATGGAGGAAAGAAAATTCAATATGGTAATGGCGGAGAAGTTTTACCTATGTATAATAAAGGAGGAAACATTTATCCAGGTGGAGGAAACAGGTCTGACTACAGTGGAGTAAATGATAGAAATACAAATGCGGGAACTGAAATAGGACAAACTGTAGGAGATACTAATATATTACAAAACTTAGATTACGTAGTTCCGGGGTTAGGTACAGGCTTAGATTTTTTAGCAGACCTTTGGGGATTCAAAGGAGAACAAGATCAATATATAGATAACAGAAGAGACGCTTCAGAAGCATCAGGCACATTAGATGTTTTAGATCGTGATAATGTAAATAAGGGAACGCTAAATCTAAGTACACGTAAAGATGCGTTAGGCGCAATGGCAAATTTTACTCAAGTACAACCAACATTTCAAAATTATATAATGCCTAGAATGATACAGACTGCTGGTGCCGGTGTAAGTAAATATGCGGCAGGCCAGCTTGGTACTGCTATTAAAGGATTAGGTACAGGTACAGGAGCAGTTGGAGATGCAGTATCCCCGATACCAATAGCAGCTGGAGATGCTTTAGCTAACTATGGAGGTAACATGAAAGATTTACCTGTAGCTTATAAAGGATTACCTAAAGCTAACATGGGTGGAAGAATGTCTAGCATGAGAGATATGATGACAGGGCCTACAGAAATGGAAACAGGAATGGATTTACGAAATAAAACTAAAATGAATTTTGGTGGAGGGGGAGCTATGAGTTTAGGACCTGGAATGGCTTTACCGGGGTTAAGAGCTCAAGCAATGAATAGTGGAGTAAGAAATCCGTATGGACAAAACGCTTTAATGCAAGCAACCGGAATGGCGGGAGAGCAGGCTATGGAACAAGGAGGACAACCTCCAGCACAGTATGAAGCTGAAGGCGGTGAAGTTATTATGCATGAGCCTGGTAATCAACCTAGTACAACTGGTAATATGGAATCTCTAGGAGCTAATGAAATGGTATCTAAACTAGAAGGATCTAGTCATGACAATGGAGGAGAGGTAGTACAAGGTGAAGGAGATCAATATGTATTTTCTAATGAATTAAAATCAGAGAAATGGGGCAACATTAGTTTTTCTGATGCAGCCGAAAAAATTGCAAAAAACATAGAGAAGTATGAAGAGAGTTCAAAAGAAGGGGATGATATAACAAAGTCTACAGCAGAATCTATGATTCAAGCTTGGACACAGAAGCTAGCTGAATTAAGAACAGAGCAAGAAAGTGCAAGAGAAGCTAAGTTTATGGAGATGGTTAATAGCGGGGCAGATCAAGAAACTCTTATGCAAAACTTTCCAGACCTTACGGAACAAATGATGGCAGAACAGACTATGGCTCAGCAACAGCCTGAACAAAATGATATGCCTATGGAGCAAGATAACCCAATGGGTAATATAGATATGTCTCAGTTAGCTCCTGAAGATCAAGAACTTATAGGAGCTAGATATGGATTACCTCATTACAATCATGGAGGTTCTCATGAAGATTTTGATACATATGACTTTAATAAATATACTACAGATGATAGTGATTACCTTAAATTAGCATTAATGGGGGATGAAAATCTAAATCTTCCATTAGGTAGAGATTATAAACCAAGTAAAAAAGACTTGCAATCTATTTTAACACAGAATTTTGACGAAGATGGTGCATTCTTTCACGGCAACCTCTATAACGAAGTGGGATCATTATCAGATGCTATTCTCTCAGATTATGATTCAAAGAGAAGCGCTCATATAGAAAAAGCTACAGGACTTAAAGGGAGGCCGAGAAGAAAAGATTATAAAAGTACAGATGAAATTACAGGCAAAACTTCTGTAGATAAAGTTAAATTACAACAAGATAAAGCTGCATGGAGTATGTATAATAGCGGACTGTCCGGTAATTGGTCAGAAAACTTTGGAGCAGATGCAAACATGAGTTCAAGAAAATATTTTAAAACTTTCTACAACGACTTAATATCAAAGGGTACTGATCCAGAATTAGCTGCCACACTAGTAGAGAAAGAAAAAATGAAGAAAGCACAGCTAGATGCAACTAATTTAGAAACAGAGACTCAAGAAGGAGAAATGAGTCCTGAAGACAAAGCAGCAGCATTAATAGAGCAGCAACAACAATCTATAAAAAATAAAAAGCTGTTAGGCGATATAGGAAATGGTTTAATAAACATGGCTCCTACTATGTATAACTTTGCTAAAGGAAATGAGGATGCTGAAGTAGAACAGGTACAGACAAACAGAAATGATGATGAGGTTGAACAATTATTAAGAGGCCTTACTAATAAAGATATTAGCCAAGAACTAAAAACAAATGAAGAGTCATTTAATAATCTTAAGTATCTAGCTAGTGATATGTCAGATGGTAGTAGTGCAAATGCAATGAATACTTTACTTAGAGGACAAGTATTTAAACAAGATGCAGATGCTGCTGTATATGAATCTGCTGAAGAGTCTAATCAAGCTAACAGAATGGTATTAGCAGACTATTTAAATAAAGCTGGAGAGAATGACAAAGCAGAAAGAATTAGAGCAACAGGTATTAACTCTGAAAATAGAGCAGCGGTAGAAGCATTTAAGGCTAAAGGTTGGGAAGGTTTATCAGGAGCTAATCAATTAAGACAGCAGATGGAAGGACTAATAAATAGAGATGAACAACTTAAAGGTTTATTAGATGATATATATCCAGATGTACAAAAGTATAAAACTGAAGATGGAGGAATCGACTTAGCGGGATTAATTAAAGCTCACCCAGAATTAGAAGAACAGCTTAAAAAATACTATAAAGCAGCTAAATAAAAAATATATAAAATGGCAGTAAATAGATTCATGAAACCGGCTGAACAGCCATTAATAAATACCCATGTACCTCTTCCTTTTAAGGAAATGTCTTTAGCTTATGCTACTAAACAAAAAGAACATACTGATGCAGAATCTTTAGCGGGGACATTAGATGATGAGATATTAAAAATCAAAGCATCTAGTCCTGAACATGCTGAGTACCTTACTCAATATAGACAAGGGTTAACAACTGAACTTAGTGATTTAGTCGACAAACATGAGGGTAGATATGCTGATATGTTACCTGATCTAAAAAGAATTAAAAACAGAACTGACTTAGAGATAATGCAAGGTAACTTAGGTATTATTAAAAAGTCTACAAAACAAACAGAAAAGCTTCAGAAAAAAATAGCAACCTCTAAAGAGGATGGTGATTATGATGATGACTTTAATCCTGTATTGGCTAGTGAAGGTAACTGGCAATCATGGTATAGAAGTGGTACAGAAGGGCAGAATGAAGATTTATCTTGGAATCTTAGTGAAGACTCTAAAGGTATTTATGGTACTGAAGGAAGGTTAAAACCTTTCTCATACACTGGATTACATCCAAAAGTAGATGAACTTAAAGAAGCTAATGAGAATATATTTAAATATGTTAAGCCAGACATAGATAAGATTATCCAGGAAAATGCAAAAACTGGAGCAAAAGTTACTAAGGAGCAAAAGAGTATAACACTATCTAAACTATATCAAGCAGCACATCAAAATAAACAATTCTTAAGTGATGGGTTCAAGAATGAATTAGATTATGTTGTTAGAAATAGAATGGATGATGAAATGGTATTAGGAGCAGCTACTAATGCTATAGATAATATGTTTGGAAATGAAGAAGATATATCTTCTATGTATGGTAATAATCCTAATGCAGACCAACAAGAAGCTATTGAGTCTAGACTAGCTCAAAGAAATGAGGCTATAGCATCTTTAAGTGGAGANGAAGGTTTAACTGGAAATGCTTATGATCTTGCTAAAACAAATTATGTAGGAGCTATGGGTGAAAAGTTTATGATGTCAGATGTCTTTGATAGTTTAACTTGGGATCAGTCACTATTAGAAAAAAATAGAAATAAAGGAAGAGCTCCTAAAACAGACTGGGTTCCTGTAATAGTAGGAAGTACACCGGTAGTGTCATACGCTAAGCCACATAAAGTAGATGATCCAAGTACTCCAATACAAACAGGGGGACAGCCTTTACAGGATTTTAATTCATTAGTTGTTGATAGAAAGAAAAGTTATGAATCAATATTAAATGAATATGAGGTATTAAAGCAGCAAGGTACTATGGATGACGAAATGCATCAGTCTAAAAAAGATGAAATATCTAGAGCTAAATATCAATATGAGGCAGCTGCATTTTCACAAAAGAATTTAATACAAAGTACTGCAACAGGCCTACAAATGAGAAGAGTTGGAGGGGACGACTTTTCAGCACCTCTTATTCAATATGTTATGAATGGTAAAAGAAAATCAGTACAAGTAGGGTCACCTCAATTTATTAATGGTGGTTACAATCTAATTGAATTTGGTGATGATGGGTATCCTGTAAATATGGGAGACTGGGATGGCCAACAATCTTTAACTACTCAACACTTAGGATATGACTATAGCGAAGGTTTTATACAATATCTTAACAATCCTCAAGGGGATCTAAATAGTGCTTTAAATAAAACAGTACAAAACTTTGGTATAGATGGATGGTACGGAGGTAGAAGTGCTAAGTTACCTACTTGGAATACATCTTTAAGTAAGAGTTTAGATACGGATGTAACTGAAGCAATGCAGTCTAATTTTATTAAAGACGATTTCTTATTTACAAATAATGAGGGAACTGAAGTAAGTCTTAACACCTTAAGAGAGGGTGGGATAATTAAAGATGATGTAATAGATGAATTTATTGTAGATAAAGATTTACCTATTGTTTGGACTACTGTTCCTGATCCATCAACAGGTAACTATAAAGGAATGATTAGTGTACCAACAGAAGGTGGTGAGGCAGAGAATACAACAATGACACTTTACTTTGATGCACCTTCTGAATTAAAACAGTCTTGGTTAAGTCTGACTGAAGACTATGATGATGAAGGCCTTAAGTATACAAGAGCAACTACTCCTACAGAAAAGATGGTATTTAATAATAACTTTGCAGCACAGATGGATATACAATCAGCTGCAACAATTAATGGAAACGTTGCTCCGAGTATGTATAGAGACGGTGATGGAAGAATGTTAGGTATGTATTACTTTAATCAAACTCCAGAAGGAACTCCTATAGTTAATAGTGAGTTTTTGTTTAGACCACAAGCAGGTTTAGTATCTGCTATAAATCCAGATGGAAGCTATGAGTATACTACTGGGCAAGAGTTATTTCCAACAGATATTGAGGCTAGTCAGTTATCACAACTAATAGCGTTAAATAGTCCAGACCATTCAGCATCTTTAGAGTTCTGGAAGAACCATATGTCAGAGAACAAACCTACAGGTAATTTCCCTATTGCTGTACAAAATGCTCCAGTAACTGAAACTTCAGAGGCGAGAGAAATAGATATTACTGGAATGCCGTATTCTACTAGACTGGCTAAGGGACAAACATCTTATTCAGGAGATAGAATAGAAAAAAATCATTTATGGGGTACAACAAACTACGGGTTATTAGGTACAAATATTAAATTTGCAAACCAAGTAATGGAAGCTGAGCTGACTTTTACTGACGGATCAAGGGCTAAAGTTGAAACTGTTTCTAATAGTCTAGGAGAAGAGTATAAAGATACTCCAGTAATGCTTACAGACGGAACAGAGACTACTCTAGGAGCTGCAATACTGAGCGGAGATCTTAGTTTAGAGTGGGTAAACAGAGGTGGAAGCGGAAGAGCTACTTTACCTATTAATAATTCGAACAGAACATATCAAGAACAGCTTGATAAGTATAATGCTTATGTAGAAGGCGGTAGACAAGGAGATCCTATAGCTGATCCAAACGTAGGAGGATTCCACGTTATGGGGCAAGCAATAGATCTTAGCCAAACTAAAGGAGATTATGATTTAATATTAGTTACATCAGATGAAATAGCATCGGTAGGAGCTAATGGAGTGCAGACTATAGGAACCAAGAATACAAGTAATAATGAAACAGGAAGTTCAAAAGGTGTAAGAATATCAGAGTTAAAAAATAACGGAGAATTACTATTTAAAGATTTCTTAAAAGATCAATTAACTTCTGTATATAATTCATTATCTTCGCACGGAAACAGAAGAAGGGAAGACGTACAACCAATAAGACAATTCGATGCAGAGTGGTGGCATTGGTCAGCAGGAGAATTTAGAACAGAAACGCCAGCGGTTTATCCGTCATGGTAAACATATTAATAGACTAAAATTAGTTTAAATGGGAGAACCTAAAAAAGGCTCATCTTTGGATATAGCAAAGATGAATACTACATTGAATCCAATTACTGCTTTGCCAGAAGATCAAAGCGGTCCACAATTACAAAGCGACGGAGGTCCGGTACAATATCCAGTAGATATTGAAAATTCGTTAGATGTTATTAGATATACACAAGCGAATTCTAATCAACGTTTTCAAACACCAACCGTGTTTGCAACGGACTATAATCAGATGCCTGATGTTAATTGGGATATAGAAAACGTACATAATATAAATAAAAGAAGAGCCTCTGAACAAACAGGATTATCACAGCTCGGGGGATTTTTAAATCAAGCTATTATAGGTGAAGTTGTAGGTGGGACATTAGAAGGGGTTGGAGCGCTAGGAGATGCTGTTGGTGGTCTGTTTATGGGCCAAATGCCTTGGGAGAGTGACTTTCAAAATTGGTTAACTGATTTCGGTGGAGATATAAGAGAAGCTACAAAAGAGTATACACCTATATACCAGCAAAATCCAGGTAAAGGTTGGGATCCATCTGATTCAGGGTGGTGGGCATCTAACGGAGTATCCGTAGCGTCTACACTTTCCTTACTTCTTCCGGCAATAGGAGTCGCAAGAGGAGCTTCATATGCAGGTAAAGGAATGAGATATTTAGCAGGAGCTGGTAAATCTTCTAGAAGTGCTATGGTAGCAAATGCTTCTCGTAAATTACAAAATGCTATGACTGCTGGTAGAGCTACTAACTTTGTAAGAAACTCTATGGCAATGGGTATTTCTATGAGGCATATGGAAAACTTTAGGGAAGCTGGAGAAACCTGGGATCACTCTTTTCAAAAGAACCTAGATTTTTTACAAGACCCTAAAAATTTCGAGAACTTTATAAACTCTTCGAATGGTGAAGCTATTTTAAAACAGTTAGGTATAACAACTGATGATCCTTATGTAAAAGATAAAGTAGCAAACCATGTTGCAGGACAAGCTGCAGCTAATTCTTATATAACAAACTGGTCTAATGTAGGATTTGATATACTACAAGCAGGTTTATGGTTTGGCCCTATGAAACTTGGTACCCGCCCTGGAAAAAACATATTTGGTAGACATTCAACTAAAGTAACAAAAGCGAATAATGCTACATTAAAAGCACCTAAAGTACCTAAGACAAGAGTAGGTAAAGCTTATAACTATATTAAACCTATTATACCTCCAGCATTGTGGGCGTATTCAGAAGGTATAGAAGAACAAATTAACTTTATGAGTATGCAAGAAGGTATACGTCATGGGGATATAATGATGGGTAATACAGGTTATGAAAACCGAGAATTTATGTCTGGTTCAAGCTGGGTTAATCGTATGAATGACTATGCATCTAGGGGAGATTTTTGGGCAGCTACTGCAATGGGTACTATAGGAGGGGGTATTTTTAGTGGTATAGCTACATTAAAAAATAGAAAAGCTCAAGCAGCTTTAGACCAAGCTAGATTAAAAGAAATTGGAGGAAGAGCTGATCTTATACAAAAGTCTTTAGAAAAAAGAAGAAAAGCTATAGAGAATGGAGATGTACAAGGAGCAAGAGAGCAGGATGAAATTATGGCATTACAGCTATCACTTAATTCAGCGCAAGCAGGAAACATGGACCAGTTAGAAGAGATGATGAATGATCCTGCATTTGTTGAGATGTTACAAGAAACAGGGCAAAGTGAATCAGAATTAGCTACAAGAAAAGCAGATCTAATAAATATCTTAAGAACTACTGAAAAGAAATTTAACACTTATAGAAATCGAGCAACAAGTTCTAAGTGGGGAGCCGGGGTTGCGGGAGCTCTTACTGAATTAGATATGAGTGTTACTATGTATGATAAGTTAATTAAAGACATAGATACACAAATAGAGCAAAATATAAATGATGATATTTATAATGTTGAGCAGTATAATATAGGGCCTAATACAAAACAAAGGCACCAGTTACAGATGCAAAAAAGAGCTTTACAAGATCAGCTTAGTAAGTTTCAGCTTGCACAAGAAAGAGCCGAAGATGCATCAGAAGATACAACAGCATCAAAAGAAGAGAAAGAAAAATCTAAAGCATTAGCAGAGAATTTTAATCAGTATATAAATAACTTACAAGATCAAATTGCTAGAAACGAAACAGAAGAAAATGTTTTAAAAAAATCATCTCAAGAAACATATGAGGATACAGCTTTAAGAGAAGAAAATGAATTTTTAGATAAAGTAGACAAAGGAAGTCTTACTACACTAGCAAATAAAAAACAACTATTTACATGGCATAGAGATGCTGCCTGGAATAGATTACAAGATTTATTAAAAGAAGAGAATCCTTACTACGAAAATGAGTCTGAAGTATCTGCACTGAATGACATAGCAGTAGTAGGTAAAGAACGTATTAAAGAAGAAGCTGAAAACAATGGTATTATAGATGATTTTAAAGAAGCTGTAAAAAATAATCCTGAGATGACTGAAGAACAAGTTGACGAATTCTTTGCTCAGTATCCAGATAATGTAAAAATACAAGAATTCTATAATGAGTTTATACAAAGCTTTAAACAAGCCAAAGAAGAACAGGCTGTACAGCAGGCATATGAAGAAAATAAATCTAATTTAAATGCTTTAGCTAATCAAACTAGACAAGAAGTTAGAGATGAGATAGATCGTAAAATAGAACAACTTAAGCAAGAACTTTTTAATCCTAAACTTAGTAGAAGAGATGTATCTAAACGTATTAAGATGGAGCAGGAGTGGAGAGAAACTCAAGGTAGAGCTACTGCCTATCTTTATGGTGATGCTCAGAGTATTAACATGCCTATATCTGAATTGTTTGATGAAGTAACACAGACTGTAGGAGTTGTTTGGGGTGATAAAGTTGGGTCTATTTATAGAGACACTGAAACAAACGAATTGATATTCCGGGATGGTACAACTCTTGAAGAATATATAGTAGATGAAAGTCCTTCAGCGCATAATTCAAGATATAGAAATGCTTTAGGACAGTTTACACAAGGTCCTACGTTAGGATCTTTAGATATGTTACTTAGAAGAGATGAATTATTAGGAATAGAAATAAACGCAGATGGTAGAACTTTTAATATTAATGGTGAATACTTTAATAATTTAACAGATAATCCATCTGACTCTATTGAATATGATAAAGAAGGGAATGTAGTGTCAGTTACATTAACTAAATGGAATGGTAAAAAAGTTACATTTACTAGTCCTTTAGTTACTTATGAACTGGCTGATGTTATAGAAACTTTAGAAGCAGTCAAAAGAACTGCTTTTAATAATTTAATTAACGATGATTTTTTAATCATAGAACAAAATGGTAAAGAGTATATAGTATCTTATGAGCAAGATTTATTTGATGGAGCTCTTGTTGTTAAAGATATTGATGGAGTTACTATTACAAGTGAGGAAGCAATACCAGTAAGAAGACAAGCGAACATACAATTATCAAACGCTATCCAAGAAACAATTAATAATATTAAAAACAAATACAATGAAGCTAACTCAACTAAACCGGCTGCTGCCCCTAGAATTACAGAAAACGCTTTCAGCGAAGGACAAGTGGAGCAGGGTGAAAACTCTCAGAAAGCTGAGGAAAGGATTACCGCTGAACTCAATGCAGAAGGTCAAACGAGCTCAGCCGGGCCAAACGCCTCCCAATCAAAATTAGATATTACTGAACAAGGAGAATTACTAGATGTCTTTGAACAAGATATAGAAACTAATCAAGATCAAATACAAGAGATAACTAATGAGGGAGAAATACCAACAGTCCAAAATCCAGATGCGGTTATTGCTATCGAAGAGCAAAATGCTATTATCGAAGCTACTGAGGATCCGAAATCAGGAAAAACTGTCGCGGAAGAAGAGACAACGCTAATAACAATCCCTGGAGCTACTACTAAAACTAAAACAGCATTAGAAAAATCTTATCCTGAATTCTTTCAGCCACAGGTAATAAGTGTAGTAGGACCAAATGGTAAGTTTACCCAGGCTAAAGATAAGAATGGTATGCTTATGCCAATATGGACTGCACCGGGAAAGAAAGGAGGTTTTTATTTTAAAGATATTTCAGAACTATCTCCTTCTGAGTTGGAGCAATTAGAAGATCAAAATAATGAAAGAGTGCAGCTTGTGTACTATAATCCACCGATGTTAATAAATGAGAAACCTATTTATGAAGGCGGTAGAATAGTAGAACAAAATACAATGGCTCCATGGCAAGGATGGGATTATCAAAAGAAAATGGTTAAAGGACAACAACAAGTATTAATGGTTGTACCTGATGCAGTAAAAGAAAAAGATTTATTTGATTTTAGATTATTAAATAGCCCAGAACTAGGGGTAGGCACTAAAGTTCTTTTACGAATTGAACCAGAATATAAATACTATCCATCAAGTAATACCGGTGATATGATAGTTACAGTAAGACTAGCATCTGATCCATCAAAAGTTTTATCTGTTTTAAGTAGAAAGACTGCAAAAAGCCGTGCACTTAGAGCTAAGATAAGTGAGATGGGTAATAAAGATATTAAAGCTGTAATAACTGGGAAGACTCCTGGTTATATAATTAACATTAAAAAAGATGGTAAGTCTATACAACGACCTATAGATGGAGATATGATTATAGGTATAGGACAAGACCAAACTGTTAGGTACAACAATAGTGATGTAAGTGTTTCTCCTACATCTTACATAGAACAGGGTAGAGTTTATATAGCAGTACCTTCTGCTAATGGAGCGATGATACCTGTAAGAGCTGAAACAGCATTACTTTCAGAAAAAGCTATAGATAAAGTATTAGATATTATTACAATGCAAGGAGTAGCTCCTAAAGAAAAAAGAGAGTTAGTAAATAAAATTGTATATACTCCAGTAGGATCTAGACAAGATCAAGCATTTAAACAGGCTAATAGTAAACGTATATTAGCTATGGATAACTTAGTAGTTAAAATACCTATTCCTGGAACAGAAAGAGTAATTGGTATTCAGTATAATATGGAAGGACTTGGTGATAAGATGAGAAATAATTTTCAGGATGCTATGAATGGTAAACCTTTCTTGTTTAAAGAGTATGATAGTCAAGGTAATATAATAACACATGAGTTAAGAAGAAGCGAAGATATTTCTCAGTTTGGACAGATCCCAACAATTATTAGAGATTACTTAGCAACAAAAACATTTAATGTACAAAAACATTTAATTAATTCTAAACAAGAATTTTTTAGCCCACTACAAGATGGATCTTTTAAAGATTATAATACTTATTTATCTGAGATGGATATAGTTACAACTGATATTCCAGGTGGTACAAGTCAAAGATTTCATCATAGTAAAATTTATGTAGAGGTAGCTGATAAAGTTAGTGATAATAAAATGCCAGCCTTCTTTAGTGAAGGTACCGAAGTTTTAAATACTACAGATATTATAGTAGAAACTGAACAGGATCTGATTGTAGAAACTATGGGCGAGAACGTTGATATACTTGTAGACGAACCTGAAGTACAGAAAGTTTCAGATATATTTGGAGATATATCT